AGTGTTTTCATCACCATAAACAACCACATAATAAACACCTTTAGTTTTTTGGCGAACTTCATAATTAACACCGTTTATTGTACAACTTGGTATTTGGTCTAGATTAGTTAGCTTACCATCTATAACCGAATAAAAGAACAGGTTATTATTTTTACCGAGGTAGAAAGTGACCCTATCATCTTCTATATGGTCGTTATATCTTGTTTCAATGAATGGTTCAAAGAAAGTCTGAGTATGTCTAGTAAACAACCCAAGTGCGAAGGTTTTTGGCCCGTCTGGAAATGTTAAGTTTTCTATGTCATCCGAGTATTTTAAACAAAACCCGTAATAGGTTGTGGTACCAGTTGTTATCCCAGTTGTTATTCCCGTGGTAATCCCAGTTGTTATTCCAGTTGTTATTCCAGTTGTCACCCCAGTTGTTATCCCCGTAGTAATTCCCGTAGTAATTCCAGTTGTTATCCCCGTAGTAATTCCAGTTGTCACCCCAGTTGTTATCCCCGTAGTAATTCCAGTGGTTGTACCCGTAGTCGAACCTGTTGTTGTACCCGTAGTCGAACCTGTTGTTGTACCAGTGGTAATATCATAAGTTATCCCTGTGGTGATACCAGTCGTTATCCCAGTTATAATACTATAAGTGATTCCAGTTGTAATCCCAGTTATTGGTGAATTTATTAATGAATTAACATAATTAGTTATATCCATTTCAATATCTTCATTACCCCAATCAAAATGTTGTGTTGCTATTGGTTGGCTACCAACTTGCACCGCACCAGATGGGCTAAAATCACTAACATTTGTTGCCTTTAACCAATTAGATGGTTCTAAAGCATAATCTTTATTTTCTGGTATACTGGTTGGTGATGGCATGAAGTCATAACCAGTACCCTCATCCCAAAATTGTTTTATTTCATGTAATTCTAAATCAAAAGATGTTGGTCTATAATTCTCACCAAAAAGTAAGTTATTAGATGTACTTAAAAAATCTTTAATATCAAAATTAGATGTGTTTTTTATTTTTAAAATATGTCTGGTGTCGCCATCTATATTTATTACCTTACTATTAACTAGGGCTTTAATTTCATCAAATGAACAATAAAACAAAAACCTGCTTTTGGATGAACCGAAATATAATTCAGACACCTGGTTTCTGCCCGTGTTAACATCACTATTTTTTACTATAGTGTTATTTTTATCAAAATATGTTCTATATATACCCATAGTTATAAATATTTTAATTTAAGCGTAAGTTATGATTTATAACGCCATTTGTCTTATTTAAATTGTTGCCCTGTATTTCTTCGTTAATTTGAGCCTTTAAATTTGATAATTTTTCCTGTGCTTCCCTACTTATTGAATTTTGGACTTGTCCTATAGAATGCCCGTGAGATAAAACAATGTCGATCATTTGGTTGATCAACTCCATTAGTTTTTCACCTCTAATAAACCCATATGTCTTATAATCTTTAACACCATCATTATTAATTGAGGATAAAAATTTGTAAACAACATCAACTGGCATACCGTTATTACCATCTTTTAGATAATCTGGTGAATTAATACTACTTAAAAATAAAAATTTATCCGAGTACATCACATTAACAGTCGTTTCTTTTTCATCAACAACCTCACTAACAGTCTTAATTGTTTCAGTTTCTTTAGGTTGTGTAGTTTGGTTACCTAACCATCTTTCTTTGGTGAATTTTTTAAATAATTTAATAAATTCATTAAACTCATAGAATCTCGCATACTCAATTGAATCGATATCCGTTGGTTGGTTACTCGGTATACCCAAATCATTTTGAAGTTTAGTACTTGGTGTATTGTACAAAGTTTTATTTGATGGTTTTACCCTAACAACAAAATTATTTAAATTAGGTACTGTTTCTAATGTATCGTTATTCGCACCACCATTGTTTGGTTTTAATTGTAATCTATTTAACAAATTAATATTACCGTTAATTGTTTCAACAACCTGGGTACCCACTAGCTCTGGGTTAAAAAATTTTATTTTTTTTGTGTTATAACTAGAAATTATTGTCTCAATTGTTTTTTCTAAAGTTTGTGGGTCATTAAATTCCAGAACGTGCCTAACCGTATATTGGTTTCTAGACGCTCCGTCATAATATTCTGAGTTCGGGTTATACTTACCTCTCACCAAACCCTTTTTACCCTTTTCATCTTGTATCGTTTCCTGTGTATCGTATAAAGCGACAACACATTTTATGTTCTTATCCGTTTTTTGTGTTTTCTTGGTATATTCAAAAGTTAATTCGATAACATAATCAATAAAAACATCTTTAGTTTTTGTCCTAGTAATAGTTTCTTCTTTATATTTAACGTTTTTTATAAATCTAGATATTTGGAACAATGGGTATTGTTCTTTAATTGTATTATCCTCGTTTATGTGTGATAATCGCATTAAAACCTTATTATCACCAATAATAAGTTGTTCACCTTGATTACCACTAAGAACAGTGTTATTTGGGTTATTAGCGATATCGTCATTTACGACTTGTTTCTTTTTGTTTTTATATTCAGAATATGTATCAGTTATAAAAATGGGTTGGCTCGTTACTGGTCCGATAAATAACATTTTACCGTCAGATTGCCTAACTAACCTAGTAACTTGACCAACTCTGGGTATTATTGATAAATTATTCGGTAAAAAAGGCTCAGCAACAAACGGATCCGTTTGTCTTGGTGGTGTTGAGGCATAAGACCACTCATCGTAAACGCTAGATGCAATATTTAAACTCGATATTGTGTTTAAAATAGACTCAACACTATCGTACTCCTTATATGCTTCATAAGGGACATACCTAATTCTACCATGGTTAAATGGGTCTGAATTACTAATACAAATACCTAGTGATATATCTGAGCTCATTTATTTTTTAAATTTTAATCTTTCATTTAACTCGGCATAAACCTTATCATAAGTAATCTCGATTTCTTCTAAAGTAGTTGTTAATTTTAAAACGGTCTCTTTAATGCCATCAAAATCATTCTTTAATCCAATAAGTGTTGTTGCCAATTCTTTATTAGATTTTTTGTCTATATTTTCGTAAATTTCTTTTAGCTTTGGGTTATTCATAATTATTGTATTTGTCCAAATCCTGCTGCTAGACCCACACCTGTCGTTGTTACGTCAATTTTGGCATTTGTTTTAATGTGGCTAACCATTAATTTTACTGTTTCCTCTAAAGCAATCATTAAATGATTTGGTGTTCCGTCAGGGAAAGTTGCGGCTGTCTCAATACCCTTTTCACTTAAATTTGCTTTTAAATCATTTACCATTGCAATATGATTTAAACCTGGTTTTAAGGCTCCACCAATTAAAACTAATGGTGGTGGTAATGGTGGCATCGGCATAAAATTTAATAGCTTAAGTAATCTTAAAATCTGGTCGATTATTGATTGGCACCCTTTAAATTTTACACCTTTTAACGCTTTAAGTAAAGCAAGTAAACTTTTTAGTGTTGATATGTAGTCGAGGCCACGTTGCTTTAAGAAATCAGCCGTCAATTTCTTAGCTAAATTTATTAAATCTTTTTTTATTAAATTAAAAATGTTTTGTACTAATAAATCAGTAACAAAATTACCTAAGTCGGTTATCATTGGTCTCATAAATGATAATGTTTCTTCAGATGATTTTTTCTTAACATCACCCTTTAACACCAAAAATAATTTAGGGACTAGAGTCACTTTAGGCGTAATCACTGACTGCATTAGTGAATAAGGTATAGCCTTCAATATGTTTAGCTGGATTTCAGCGTTTATTTTCGGCAAGTCCACCACAGCATTTATTTCACCATCGTTAACAACTTTATTTATACCGTTTTTCAATCCTTTATCCAAAAGAGATGCGGCCTGATCTAAATCAGGTACTAACTTAGTATTATCAACAACACCACCATTATTTTGTGGTGATATGGTATGTGGGCTATCCGATGGGAATATTAGTTTATCACTTTGAGCGTTTCTGAAAAGTTCTTCAAGTGAAGATATTACATCATCTGGGTTTATTTCTATATCTAGATTACCACAAGATGAAAATCGTATAAAACCACTAGATCTTTGTTCGGTGGTATTATCGATATCATTTAGTTCGTCTTTATTAAAATTAAATACGTTTTCAAAATCAGCTTTAGCGTTTACAACCCCACTATCCTCACCATTTTTTTGTGTTGGGTCTGGGCCGTATTGTTTATTTAAAAAATCTTTGGATGATGAATCTGGTGTGTTTGTTTCATCGTCTTCATTACAAAAACCAAACATTTTTTTCAGACCCTTTGTTAACCCACTTTGCTTCTTAACAACATTTTTATTTACTTTACCTTTTATCGATAGAGACCCTGTAAGCGTGTCCATTAGTATCGACATAAAATTAGCAAAGTTGAATGCTGGCATCGCAACCTCTAGATAATCCGATAAAAATTCACTAAATAATTTTTTTGAGTAGAAGGAACCAAACTTAAACATGAAGGTGTTATTATCAATTGAATAAATGATAAATAATACCCTGTCCTTATACATAACCTCTATTGGTGATGATTCTGTGGACTTTTGCGCTTTATTAAATGCGTAGTTTAAATGTTTTTTGATATCGTTACCTTCATACATTAACTTCCCAACACGGCTGTCTGGTTCAATATTTAATAACCCAAAAGAATCTATCTCCTGTTTTGATATTTCAATACCAGTAACAGAATTTACTGTATATTTTTCAGGTATAACCATGTTACTATCGCAACCAAATTTTGCGATTATACTATCTTTTACCTTTTTATTAATAGCATCGAATTTTTTTACCTGGGATAAACTACCCTTTAGAATTAAATTTTTAAATTCTTTTTGACCTCTGGTTGATTTTACTAGTTCAACTAAAAAATCGATAAATTCTAACTTATCTAATTTTTTTTGGGTGTCCGAAATGTATGGTTTCTGACTATTAGAAACCACTAAAGATCTATATCTTGAAAATATTTCGCTTTGTGAACCCATTGTTACTCATATTCTTTTTCATTGTTTTCTGATGTTGCAGTATTTTGTGTCTTAAGGAATTCCTCAGCCCACTTTCTATCCTCATCAGTAATTGTCATACTAACCCCAGAACCTTCAACAGGTTTGCCAGATTTGTAAAGAATATCACCCTGTATTTTAATCAGTCTTAATTTTTTTTCGATTGAAGAATCGATAATTTTAAGTAGGTCGTTGGTGATTTTACCAACCAATGCGATATCGGAGTTTTCGTTAATGTCTTTTGAGAATTTTTTATAAGCCGTTAGGGCTCTATTTCTTTCATCAACAATCTCATTATAGGTTTCTTGCATGAGATCTCTCATGCTTTCCTCACTGACGTCTACTTTTTTCTTTTTTGGTACCATAATCTTTTATTTATTAATAAATATCACGCATCCAAATAACTATCCTTAAAAAGCTTATATAATGACTTAAACCTTTTCATACTATTTCTAATTTCTTTAGTATTTAAGCCAGTCATATTGCGTATATATAGTAAAATAAGGTTTTTATTAAACTTGGGTGAATTTTTACCATCAGTTACCTGTGAAAATAATTCTCGCCATTCTTCAAGTATTTTTACCAGGGAATGTCCAACCTTAAATTCATTATCGGATAAATCGTCAGCTTTTAAATCTTCTCTAATACTCGATGCTAACGACTCAATAAACATAGTTAAATCAATATCATCATTATCTATTCGATAAAGTAATTCATCTCTTTTTAAGATATCACCTTCACTTTGATCAATATCAACGATTGACATGTTCTTTTTATATTCTTTAACCATTTCACCAAATAGGTAATTTTTACAAATAGTACCGAAATATGAAAATGATCTCTTACCCTTTTCTGGTTTGAACTTTTCAAACTTTGTCATTAAAAATGATAGGGTGTCTGCATGTAGATCGTTGAACTCGTAAGATTGTCTATATAATTTATAGGTCCTAATAATACTTTCTATCATTGTATTGATAGGTTCTTGTAAATATTCTCTATAAATTTTTTCTCGTTCTTCAACATTAGTGGCATCTAGAAACATGATCACCGCCATTTCTTGATCTACACCATAGTAGTTGCGGTCTTTTTTCTTTCTTGCCATTACTCACTAACTTCATTTTCCTCATAAATTATATTTCTATCTTCGTTAAACAAATACTCTTTTTTAGCGGCATCCATCCAAAATAAAGCTTCTTGCGGTTGTATCTTATATTCAAGAGCTTCACTGTTTTTGTATAGCCAGAATAAAGAACCCTCTCTCATGTTTACGTGTTTATAACCTATTTTAGGTATAACCATAGACTTGTAACCATTTTTATGGAAACGAAGTAAAAACTCGTAATTAAACGTTAATTTAATTTGTTTTAAACCCTTAATCTCATTAAAGACAGTGGTTTTAATTACCATACCACAAAGGCTTATATTCGGGTACTCAAGTAAAACGTCTAGATCTAAGTTACCTAAACTTTCGGTAAAGTTGTATGCCCAAACCGCTTCATTAGAAAATCCAACGAACTCATTTTTTTCCGTAACATCATTAACGATAGGTAAAAACATATCTACCTCTGGATAGGCTTTAACATACTCATCGACATTTTTATACCATGTTTTTGATACCTCATCATCAAATTCCAAAATACTCATATACTCAGTATTAACATGTTTTGCTGCATAGTTAATCTGACTTTGGTAGTCGGTATCAAATTCGTTAATTATTGTTCTAACATTTAGGTCCTTATAAGCTGTAAAGTCAATCGACTCCATTTTACTCACAACTTCCGCACAATTACATGTTACTATTAAAACCTCTTCTGGTTTAATTTCATTTCTATTAATAGATGACATTGCAATATCAAATAAGTCATCAAATTTTTGGTTCCCAACATTAGCAACTGAATGCACTGGGATTATGACTGTTAAATTAGTTTTGCTCATTTTGTTCTACTGATTTATTAATGTTTTCTTTTATTGTTTCTAATTTTCCGATTTTTTTGTTAAAGAGATATTCAAAAACCTCACTAACGTTTTTATCAAAAATATCACTAGTATATCTGTCTAAAATTGTTTGGTCAACAGATTTTAAATTTTCAGGTAGTGTATCCTCTAACCAATTTTTAATAAAGCTGGAAACTATTTCAGCGATTTGGTTTTCATCATAAACCCAAATACCATTATCATCCGTCATCCACTCTGGTATAATGTTAGGTACTTTACCGATAACTGGTACATTACACTTGATTGATTCAATAGGGAATCTACCGAAAGATGAATCGTCATCAACCCAAATTGATACGGCACACTCTCTAAGATTTTGCGCAAAGTCCTCATGATTCATAGCGTGCATATCTTTGAATGAGATAAACCTATAAAGTGGGTATTTTAAGTAGAATGCCTTAATAATTTTTGCTGCTTTTCTTGTGTCCCTACAGTGTATCGCAATGATTGGTTTTTGTGGTTTATCATTTCTTTTGAATGAGTCGCCAATAAATGGTTCAATAAATTGCACGTCTTTAACTGGCACAGTATCTTCAATCATATTTTTTAACGTGTTACTAGTTGTAATACATTCCTCAACACCAAGATCAGTCCAAGATTTTCCTGGTGAAAAAGCTTCTAACATATAATCATATGATTGAACATAAATAACCTTTTCAATGGTCATTTTTTCTATCTGTTCGAAAACGCTTCCATAAACTTCAGGTACGATAATAAAATCTGAAGGGCCTACAACTAGATTATTGTCTTCAATTGACATGTGCTCTAATTCATCACATTCAGCACCATACCAAGAACCGACTTTAATAAAGTCATTCTTTTCGTGTAGTATTGATACATTATATCCCATTTTTTTAAGTGTTAGTGCTTGTGAATAAATGTGCATAACACTAGATTTAGCATTACCTTTAGTATCAGGTACTAAAAAGATAATTTTTTGTTCCTTATTTTTAATTTTTTCAATAGCGGAATCAAGATTTTTAAGTATTTCTTTAGTTTTTTCCATTTTTTTCCTTATTTAGTTTTTTTAGGGTTTTAAATAATTCTTTATTGTTAATAATAGTATAATCCGACTTAATGTCAAGATTAAAATCATTTTGGTATTTGACTGAGATTTTACCTTTTGGCTTCGCCTTTAAAATTTTAGGGTTATCGGTAATAATGACATCACACTCAGCCCAAAAATCTTTCCATTTTTGTGGAAACAATATCTTATTTAGGTTAAAGTAGTTCTTACTTAGGAAAAATAATGTTGCTGCTTTTGATCTCTGGCTTTCATTATTTAATAATACAATCTCTAGCTTACTTTTTTTAGAGAAGTCCGATATCTTTTTTATTAGTCCAGGCTCTGTCTCATCGGTTCTTCCGAAAATTTCAAAACATGCATCTTCGTACAAAAATTTATCTAAATTAAAAGAACCGTCTTTTTTATTTTCAACTAGTTCAACCTCTTCTTGATCTGGTTTAAACTCAATTGATTCTGTTTCACCAGTAATGTCTGGGAATGATGCTTGTAGGTTGAATGGATTTATAGGTTCGATAGCTTCTTTTTCAAACTCAAACTCATATAAATCCTTCAACTTACTTAAATGATCCCTAAGGATATTATTTACTGTTATACCGATAACCATATTTTATCATTTTATGATAAAAATAAGTCTGGTAAGTAGAAAAATAAAGATTACATCTTACTTTCTCTAAAAATTTGTTCAATTTTTTTAATTAGTGGGTTTCTAACAACATCATCTTCACCTAAAACAACGGTACCGACCTCGTCAAAATCTTTAAATTTATTGATTATAAAGTTTAGTGAACTTTCACCCTTCTTTTTCATATCAATTTGATTTTCATCACCCAAAAATATCATTTTAGAATTCTCACCTAGACGAGTCATAATTGTTCTGATGTTATCTATTGAGATGTTTTGGGCCTCGTCAATAATGGTGATGGAATTATCGATATTGATACCTCTCATATACGCAATCGGCATTTCCTCTATCATGTTGTTAGCCCTCAAAACTTCAACATTATGTCTACCAATAACCTTTTCAAAATTATGTAGGAAGGAATACATAAACGGTTCCATTTTTTCTTTCATGGTACCTTTTAAAAACCCAATTTCTTCATCTTTTAATGTTGTTACAGACTTAACAATAACAATTTTTCTATATCTTGAATCGTTTTTTAATAATTCCAAAGCCATCGCACAAGATAAAAACGTTTTACCTGTACCTGGTAATCCAGAGCATATCACAATTTCTTTTTCTTTAATCTCGTTAATTAGTTTTTTTTGATTTTGTGTTTTACATTTAATCTCAACTTTAATTTTATCCATAGGGTTACCGCTGTAACCTCTGGATATTGCCTCAAATGCCTCCATCTCTTCTTCTGGGGATAATCTTTTTCTACTTCTTCTGCTAGTCTTGTTTGAACTCATATCGTTTTTAGTTTATTGTTTTAATTTTATAGTTTAATTGTGAACACTGGGCACCAAATACTCTTTCATATGCATGGTGCCAATCCCCATCACGCCAACCATTTTCAGATAAATCTTTTGATAATTTATCTATTAAACCTGGCTTATTATAATAATAATCGAAAATTTCTGATCTACACCAAAACATAGTACCAAAAATTGCATAAAAATCTTTTTTGTGGTCTATTTTTAATTTTTTACATATTGTTTTGAATTTTTCTTCATTACCACCTAACCAATTTAAATGCATATGTTTACTAGTTCCGATCATACCAACATCATTTTGCTCTTTAAATATAGTAATTATTCTGTTAATATCATAGACATTATTTATAGTTCCAGATAATAAATCTTGTAACCAACCACTCGATTGTTCCGCATCTAGGTATGTTGATTTTTTTGTGTGTAAAAATAAATAAAGGTCATAGATTTTATTTTGACTGTATATCGATTTTAAGTTATTAAACTGCCCGTTTATATCTCTACCAACATTTCTATCTGTGTAATTTATTTTAACGTTTTCTAGTGTGCTATTAATATACTCAACACAATGATCGTTACCCTCCATACCATCAACAAAGTTAAAATGGAAATCAACTAAACCATTTAGCGGTAACAATCTGGGTATTATTTTATCAATTAACACTTCATTAAAATATGAGTGTACTAGAACCGCAATTTTTAAATCATTTGTTTTAACCGTATCAAATTGTTCTACTTTTGTTGACGTATCAACCTTCCTAAAAAACAAAGATTCGTTTTCCTCTTTGGATATTTGATTTACAGCGAATAATTCCTTAGCATTAACCCCCTTAAATTCATCTAAGTTAACATTTAAGTGGGTTTTGGGGTGAAAGGGTTCTGTTTTGTTTTTCCAATCAACTACAGTTACTGGATAATTTATATTCTCCTCATCAAAGTTTTGATAATATTTTTTAAATAGGTTAATATAATAATGCTCGTCTGGTACAATAGATTTATTAAAATTATCCGTATAGTCGTTATCCAAAATAAATTTAACATGATCACGTTTTAGTACCATCCATTGTGATTGCTTATAAAACAAATCAAAATTCATGTTGGTTATTGACTTCTTCCTAATATTATTTTCAATATCATCCCAAATATAATAATACACCCAAGATTTGTTTTCTTTAATCAGTTTATTATACGTCACATCAAAATCGTACATTGGTATGCATGAATCTGAAACTAATACGAAAAATTCATTGGTTGGGTCCTGATAAGCCGCCTTTAATAGGTTGTTTGTTGCCTTAATTAATGATATACCACCCCAGTTTGTTTGTACTTTATGGTCAATATCGTAGTCAATTAAAAATTTTTGGGTTACTTGGCTTGGGTTTTTTACGTGTGAGTATAGATTAACTTTATCTAGGTTTTTAATTAGAAAATCATACCAGATGTCACCACGTTTTAAATCACCTACCGATAAAAACATAAAAGCGACTTTTGTCTTGTCACTTTTTTTTGTTATTAAGTCGGTGTATTTGTAATCTTTTAGTTTTACACTATTATCAAAATGATCTGGTGTGAAGAACTTTTTATTATCCTTAACAGATACCTTATTAACAATTTTAATCATAAAATTTAATAGTGTTTACTGAATATATTAACCTAGTTGTTTTATATTTTTGTTTTTAACATTTAAACCATCTAGTAAAGAATAAAACTTATCAAAGTCTTTACCATGTTCTCTCATAAAACCGTGTACCTCCATACCTAATGTGTTTATTTCTAAATCTTGTATTAGATTTGAACCTTCGATTATATCAAACTCAGCGCCCTCACAATCGATTTTTAACAATTTTAGTTCTGTTATATCATAACCTTTAATTATGTCGTCTAAAGAGATCGTTTCAACACTAAATTCCTTGGTGTCTCTCTGTATAAAACAACTACTAGCACCAGTATTAGTTGTATCTAGGGAAATCGTTAAAATTTTACCAGTCTCACTATAAACAGCTTTATTAACTGGTATTATATTGTAAACTGAATTAAGTTTAATATTATATAATAAACTTTGGAAGTTTACTGGGTGTGCCTCAAATGCGTATATCTTTATCTTTGGGTATTTTTTAGCTAAATATATCGACACGCAACCAATGTTCGCCCCTATATCCAGAACAACATCATTCCTACCAAAATCTATTTTTTTTATACCGTATTCATCTTCCCTAAGGGCCTCCTTAACAACCCACTTTAGTGTGTCGCTACCGATTACATCTTGGAACTTTAGTTCAATCCCGTCAACGTTAAAAGCTTTTATCTCTTTATCTTTTATCATTCCGTATCAATTAATCTTAAAACCTTTTTATAGAAATCATCATTTCTTTTTCTACAATCATTCAGATATGTAAAATCATAAGAATTTTTTATTTGGTCGAAAGTTGGATTAATTACAGTGTCGTAATTTATGAATCTTATATTTAATGGTAAATCGAGTAATTTTGTCTTTGTTGTTGTTTCCACAGTATAAACTGTTTTACCCAACAAAGATGCCCAATATGTCCCATGGTAGGTGTTAGTAACGATGACCTTGGCCCTAGCAATTTTTTCAATAATCTCATCCATCGGATCGCTATTTTTTGCTGTTTCAAAATTAATAATATGTGTATTTTTTTCGACCAACTTATTCATAAGGTTTGTTAGTCCCTCAAAATGGTGGTAATAGTACAATACATCTGTCGATTCTGTTATTGTAACATTATCGAAAAGATCACTTTTACAACTAACACATGGTACATATAAAAAGCGATTCATTTTTAGGTTTTTAAATACCGAATCCCTAAGACCTATGAGGTCATAATCGGCCACATATTCTGGGTACGTATATCTATAGCTATTCTGGCCCGCTCCCCAGATAATTTTTTTCTTATCTTCTAATCTAGAGATATATTCTAAAGAATCGTCAAAATAGTCTAAATCAATTAAACCACCACCGCCAACAACAACTACATCATAATCGTCAAAATTTTTAAATAGTCTAATATCACCAACATCTGAATTTGGTACATCGTAATATAATTTAGGTTGGCATTTTAGGTCCCCAGTATTTACGGTTTTAGTTTCGTGTAGAAAAATTACTTTTTTCATTCCTGATACATTAATTTTAATTTCTTATTTTTTTTCCACTTTTTCAACATAATCTTATGTTTTTCTTCGAATAGACTATTACCGAAAATTTTATTACCAGAGCCACCCCATACGTGGTAGAACTTATTATTAAAATGGAATCTATATATCTTACCACCTAGAACTTTTGCCTGGAAGCAAAAATCGGTGTCTTCATACCAGAATGGTGCAAAATCTAAATCAACCCAAATATGGTTTAGTATTTCGGTTCTAAATATCTGACAACAACCAGCTAGTGTGTCAACTTCACCTTCGTATGAACTATCATCATTAACATCTTCGTGTGTACCATGAACCCACCCATTAAAGAATGCACCAACAGTACCACAAATCCATATATTTTTATCATTTAATACCTCTTTAGCATCATCAATAAACGATTCATCTTTTAATTTTGAATCTGAATCCACGCTAAATACTACGTCAGCGGTAACATTTTTAAACAATACATCTCTACCACCCGCAACACCTATATTGTCTGGGCCAAAGATTACTTTAACACCATTAATCGTGTTAATATAATTTAAGTAAGCTAATAATTCCTCATCGGTAGATCCGTTATCATAAACTATTACTTCTTTAACGTCTTTTCTATTTAAAGCTCTTATATATGTATCGACATAACCAATTGTTTTTTCTGGTCTATTATGTGTTAAGAATATAAATGAAACTGTTGCGTCTCTATTATCAATTAGGTAATCTTTAAATAGATGGTATATGTTATTTCTTTTATCAAATATTGCATTGTAATCGATTTTCGATAAAGTTACCTGTTCATTTGTTTCCCATAAGTGCATCGAATAGCTGTCATTAAGCTCAGCTAGTGCTAAAGCGTTATTTGTTAATAAATAAGTTTCCGCTTCATTCCATAAGAATGGGAAAAATTTCTTAGGTGATAATATTGTAACATTATCTGGAAATTCTTTTGCTATATAATATGGTTTAACAACTGAGTGAAAATCCCATTTACTCTGGTTAAAATCTTTGTACGATTTAATCCATTCTGTTGCAAATAAAGATCTTTTTTCTGATAACATTATTGCGTTACATAGACCATAATAATCCCTATTACCTCTACCACCAGAATTTTGTATACCAATAACAAATTCATTATCTAATAGGTCGTCAAAAGATTTATTTACAAATGTGTCTATATCCATATAAATACCACCAGCAAATCTTAACATTTCTAACCTAACTATATCCGACATGTGAGCGAAATGTTCAACCTCATTACCCATAAAATCTGGGATTAACTCAGTTTTAACTGTTTTTAGGTATATTTTCGCCCTATCCCACCATTTACCTTTAATATCGTAGTGATGATATAGAATAATTTTATCTGGTTTAATTTTATTGACAATACTTAAAACGCATAAATAATTAAAGAAAGTAAATTCTGGGTCTTTTTTAAAACCATAACACAAATGGACTATTTTAGGTATTTTTTTATCTACTTCAATATTTTTGATTAATTCAAATACTTTTGGATAAATTTCTTTATCATTTAAGTACCCAGTAAAATTTTTATTGAATCCAGAAAAATCTAAAAAATCCTTATCTAGACCTTCTAAAAAATAAGAATAATCAACATCATCTTTATATTCTTGTTTAATAGTGGTACCTCTTTTAATAACTATATTTTCATCGCCAATAATATTTGGTTTATCTTCGTTATCTTTATTAGACCCATTTAAAACTTCTTTTACTGGTGGGGTTTTTAATATCTGTTTTGTAACTGTTTTCGTAGTTGGTTTTTCTTTAATAGGTTCAATTTCAACTGAACTCATAACAATTTCTTCTTTGGGTAATTCCTTTGGTCTCGCTTGACTAGATTTTATGATTGTGTTTATCGAGTGTTTTTTAATTTCTGGTAATTGTTGTTCAACAATTTTTATATCATCATTTACCACAAGATCAATAGCCGAATCCGTACCCTCGGAAACAGATTTAATTAAACCCCTAGAAATCGTTTTACTTTTTTTTGAATAAAATTTACCCATTTTAGATTATAAAGTCTTTTTTATCTAGTTCCGAATAAAATTTTTCCGAGTGTTCTTCTTTCGGAAAGGCGTATTCAAAACCAAGTTTATTTTTTTTATTAAAGTCGCTAATTCTTTTTTTATAAATAGACATTCTATTTAAAAAATAGTCTAGACCTAATCTTTTATAATGTAATAGTTTTATCGGTTCATTAAAATATTTAACGTCACCCATTGGGGCTGCCACGTGACACCCAAAATTAAAGTTAATTGACTTTATATTTTTTGGTTTAAACATTACTAATTTATCAAATAAACTATTTCTAAAACCAGTTTTTACAATATCAGTTAACTTATGGTCATAATCAAAATTAAATTTTTCTATTATCATATCATAACCCTCTGGTTTTACTATAGTTGAGTCGCTGTTATGGAAGTCTATAATATATTTTTTAAAATCATCAACATATAAAAACTCATCCATATCACAAACAATAACAATATCAGCCTCATTAACCGAATTTTTCCAAGCGTTATTTTTTATCTGTAAATAAGCGTCATCACGTATTTCGCCTTTAGTGTCGTAAGGTACGACTAACGTTTTGGGGTGTTTCCTTAATAACTTAACACTATTGTCGTTTGATTTATTATCATAAACAATTATTTTGTCAACATAATTTTCATAGTGTTCTAAGAAAAACGGTATAATTTTTTCTTCATTCCAACAAAGGACGTGCATATGGACTTTTGGTAAAGCCTTGTCAAAAATTATATGTGAGTTTTCATTCAAACATATTGGTAATTTATTAGAATATAAACCCTCAAATTTTACTTTATTGGTTTCCCAGGTTTCATTTGTTTGACCAACAGATTTATGTAATAAAAGGATGTTGGATATTAAGCCCACTTTAACGCCAGATAAATGGTTATCAAAACAAAATGGTATATCATAAAAATGAAAGCCCTCAAAGGACTCATTAAATCTGTTTTTGATTTTTTCTCTATTTACTGCAATAAATAAACCATCAATGGTAACCATTTCTTTTATTTGATTACCGTAGCTTTCAGAATACTTATTAGTCCAAACTTTAACACCATCTGTATGTTTTACAGTTCCGTGCATCGAGTTCCTTATTGACCACCATCTACCATCAATCATATGATCGGTACCAGCAACACCTAAAATACCATATTCTGGATTTTTTTCGAAGTGTTTTATAACTTTTTCACCCCAGTTTTTAGTTTCAAAAATAATATCATCGTGACAAAAAATAACAATATCAGAATTAGCCTCATCTAAACCACGATTATAAAGTTCAGCCAGGGAATATTCATTGTTATTTTCATACGCAATAACTTCAACACCCTTATACATACACGTTTTTTTAACGTGATCAACAAAAGTATTATCAACTTTCCTAGTTGAAAACACCACACTAATTTTTGGTTTATCCGTTATCATCGTCATCATCTTCTAGTATTGGTTTTCTATCTAACGTATCACCTATAAATTTTAAAACAGGTATGAAACCTTTAACGTATTGTAAGAAAACGAATTTTTGATTTAATTCATTTAACTCACGTTCTAAAAATGTAGCTAACTTATACTCATCAGAATTTAATGGGTAAACAAACGCATATAGCACTTTATCACCCACATCTATCCTTTTACCAGACCAAACTGTTTTATAAGTTATCTTGTCTAGTACATCTGGTGTTATTTCATTATACACCTTTATTTGTTCCCTAAATTCGTTAAACATTACAATATACCTGTTGATCCGAATCCACCTAAACCACGATCACTACTAGATAGTGATTCAGATTTAATGAATTTTATTTTATCTCTTGTTTGTACTGGCGCTATGACACCCTGTGCAATTCTATCACCATTTTTAACAAAGAATGATTGGTCTTGGTCCGTATTGTATAGTATCACACCAATCTCGCCACGATAACCTGAATCAACAGTACCTGGGCTATTTAGAACCATTATACCGTTTTTTAAGGCTAAACCGCTTCTAGACCTAACTTGTAGTTCAAAACCTAATGGTATTTCAAAATACAAACCAGTTTTAATTAAACATCTGTTACCAGGTAATATTTCTATTGAATATTCACCATCTGAGTTTTTATCGGTGACACTAGCCCTAATATCAAAACCGCTATCACCCTCTTTTTCATATGATGGGTCTGGGTTGACGGATTTATTTATGAATGAAACTCTTAGTTTTGGTGTCATTGATTCGTTGTCATAGTCCCAATCAGACATAAATTGTCTAGCCTCATCCAATAACTGATCCAATTCTTTTTTAGAATCATCGTCATCTTGAAATAAATCGTTTACGTTCAATTCGTTAATATTCATACTAAATTTTTATATATTTCGGCTCTAGTTTTTGTCACATTATTTATATCGTAAGTATCTTTAACTGTCTCATATAACCTTTCACCAAGATCTTCAACTAATGATGGGTTATCAACGAGCCTTTTCATATGTTGGGCCCATTGTTTATGGTTTTTAGAACTCTCAACTAAAAGTGCATTACCCTTAGGATTCAAAGAACCGCCTTTATCAATCATACTAACTAAGTCGATCGTGTAAGGGCCATAATTTTGGGCTATGATTGGTTTTTTATGGAAACCAGCTTCAATAATTTTTAATTGGGACTTGTACTTATTAAAATTGTTAGCGAATAGTGGGGCCAAAGCAACATCAAATTCATTATAACCTTTTGCATACGATTCGATTGATTTAGTCCAAACTCTTTTGTACGGCATGTTCCCATCATCATATGTTAATTGGTTATCAAATTTAAATAGATGCTTTAAATAATCTGGATATTTCTCTAAAATTTTAAAATTGTTGGTAATGAAAATTTCATACATAAACCACGTTGTTTCAATTGGTTGCATTGGTCTTTCCATCCACTGTTGGGTTTCTTGATTAAAGGCACGCACAGTACCTCTGGTATCGTAGCCACATAAAACGAATTGAATTTTGTCTTCTAGCCCCATAATTTTTTGTGGCATATCCTTTAAAAGTTCAATATCTTTAATGTGTGACGAACCACCTAACCACCCAAATCTAAGTCTTTCTGATTCAGTGGGTTTTGGTTTAAACTGTGGTTCATTAGGGTTTACGGCATTAGGTAAAATAACACAATTTTTATTATGTTTTAACACCTCTTTTCTTAAAATTTCTGTTGTAACCGTAACCAAATCAGCTTCTCTGACAACTGAAACGATTTTACCCGCATAGTCTAATCTTTTAGCTTGGTGGTATAGACCATGTGATTGGTCTAGGGTCCAGTGATCATCTAGATCAATTACAACTTTACCCCCAAAAGATTTTATTGTTTTAATAATATTAAGACCATCCTCATAGTTACCACCAGGTATCCTATGAAAAAAGAATATATTAAATTTTTTTAAATATGTGATATCATTAAAATCAATATTCATATTGATTTCAACAAAAAATTCATCACCGTGGTTATTTTGTAACGTTACGTGCGGATCAACACATCTATATTTACCTGATCCAGCACGATCGTTAGGATTTACTAAAACATTAATTTTACCCATATAATCAGTTTCCTATAAAAATAGGAAATTTATTGGAAAAATCAAAACATTTTTTAAATTATTTGGGTACAACCACACCACGTCTAGATACAACGTCTGATGCCTTAATATTAGCGTAGTATATTGACTCGTCTATGCTACCAGTTTCATGATATTTAAGTATGAACGCTGAGGTAAATGTGTCACCCGCACCGCTAACATCTATAGTATCTTTTGGTTTTTTTGTCGGGTAAACCTTACCCATATATTCGGCACCTTTTTTACCTAAAGTTGTTATTATGTTAAGTTTTTTTATTAAAACTTCATCCTGTTGTTCTCTTTCAGATTTATTAAGCTTTATGAAACTTAATGTTGAGAATGATGGGACTAAAATCCTTTTACTATCCAATATAGACAACTTAGCGTGGTGACCTATTAATGTTATTGTCTCTGTGGTTAAAAAACCCTTATTATAATCGCTAATAACAACAATATCCGCCTCACTAATTATCTTAATTGTTTCTGGTGTAATCGTGAATTTCTCTATCAAATCCTCACCTTCATCCATTCTAAGTATCATTTGATTACTCTTTTCATCGACATACCTAGTTTTAATAATTTTTTCTGGTTGATGTAAAAATGTTATATTTATGGAATTATTTAAAGCCTTTAGATTTTCTACAACATTACCAGCCATTCCAGGGTTTTTTGTTATTTTTCTTGGGTTTAATACTGGTACTGGTGCTTCTGGGCATAATCTATTAACATCACCATATACAAATTTATCAGTGCAGTTTTCACCAATAACAACAACTTTTATATTATCCATGTAACAAATATACAAAAAAAATGGGGGCTTTTAAACCCCCAATCAACACTTTTTTTATTTAATGTTACTTTTCAGTATCATTAACAATTTCGTCAAATTTACCAGATTTAGCTGCCTCAACAAAATCAGCAAATTGATTTTTAGTCCATACCGTTACACCTTCTGGGCCTTTAGCGTCACCTAATACGATTGATTCTTCGGTTACCTCAACAACTGGGCAACACTTATTCTTACAAAAGTTAATAACCTGATTCATATTATTTTTTGTTTTTTTCGATGATTGACCAAACAGCACCAATCAATGTTATTGTTGAACCGATAATCTCTTGTGAAAGAGCTTCTGTTGCTAATCCTCTAGCAACCAATAAACCACCCGCAAAAGTTAATGCGTGTCTAAGAATCCCTAATACTTGTTCTTTTTTCATAATCTTATTTTTTATTTGTTTTATTCTCTTTTAAAACGGTTAATTTACCACCAAAAACTTTATCACCTATCTTTATTTGGATTGTTTCATCAATAGATGTTTTTTGGTTCATTTGATTTATGGTTTCTTCAACAGTCTTTTTTATTATATACTCAATTAATTGAGTGTCCATAGTCAACCCAGGGCTTTGTTTGGTCTCCATAGTCCTAGGGGCTTCATATTCTTCTACAACCTTAGCTCTAGGATGCGCTTTAGCTACTTGTTCAACAACACTATCTAAACCAATTGGCATTGTTGGGTCAGCTATAGGGTTTTCCATAAAAGATTGTAAAATTTCTTTCGGCATTTTAGATGTGTGTATGTTCTTCATAGTATTTTTAGGTATTTCAGAACCCACAGACCTAACCCTAGTTTTCATTTGATCCTCTGACAGGTATTCTGGTTCACGATCTTCATGATCATCAGAATAGACCTCTCTATTTATTTGTGGTTGTGAGGCACCTCTATAGCTGGTGTTACTTTCAACCTTTTGCATTACCGTTCTAGCTTTGGCTATACCTTGAGCCAATATCGCTGCTTTTTCGTTACTATCCATTTAGTTTATATATCCATTTTAAAAATCCAGAACTGTGATTCTCGTCAATGTTTATGTTTTTCTCAGATTCAGCATCTTCTGGTTTATTATTTACTGGTTCTTTATAGTTAATGTCTCTAAAATTAGGGTCTTTTGGTCCTGGTTCTTTAGATATGTCGGTATAATTAATAGCTTTGTCATTTGCCATTTTTTTATCACTACCATCGGTTTTATACCCGCTGGGTGGTGTAAATGTACCGATCTCTCTACCAGTTTTATCATAAATGATTTCAACAGATCCGTCTTTTATTTCATCAACTAAGAATGTTTTGTAGCGACCATTTTTAGTATTTGTGGCACCCACTGTTTGGTATGCTCTTAACATCCACTTACCAGTAGCTTTACTCTTACCAAGAGCAACTGGTTGAGCGAATCTCCAGTTTTGCCTCGTATACTTTTTTTCTTTCGGGTCGCTGACTTTTACACCACGATACCAGAATGAGATCTCGTATTTATTCTCGATCGCATACCTTAATATCGATAGTTTATCATCCCCAGCATTTTCAATTATAAACATAATTATAAAAAATTAAACAACAGATGGATCTGGATATGTATTTGAGTCTTTAAAATTATTGATTGCAACTAATTTAGTTCTTTCAGCGATGTCAGTACTACTACCAATTTTATCTTTACCCTTTTCATCACCATCACTTATAGCGTTTGGGTTTGTGGCGCTATATTCAAATGAGTTTGGTTTGTACTCATTAATTGGGATTAATTTACCGTCTCTTTCTTGATTAGCCACCTGTCTAAGTTGCTCAGATGCAGGTACCTTTAAAATGTTATCAGCCATTTTTTTAAATTTTATTTATTATGTTTTTTATTTTATTAATAGATTCCATTAAGGCGGAATTAGTCATGATATCTGGTGTATCCATTATTCTATCACCCACACTAGTATCAAAATCACCCCCTTCAGAGTCTTTTCTGAATTGGTTGTCCATGCCAGCGTTTGTTCTAGCAACTTTATTTCCTTCAACACGGTCTCTTTCTGATTTTATCAAATTCTGGACCCAATTATTCATCATGTCACCACCATTTAATTCATACTCAACCTGATTTAAATTATCTGGGTCAACATTATCAAAATAATTTTTAATCCTAACTAGATTAACAAAAGGTTGGCTTGGGTTTTTACAGATAAAATTAGCTCTTTTATACCCTTTTGCTGTTGTATTATCTTTATGTTTATCTAAAGATATTTTTAGGAATTCCAATATCTCTTCTGGAACATCATACCTGTTACCAAGAAGCTTTGAATTTTCTTCATATAGTTTATTTACCCAGCTATACATTACTTTAATGATTTTTCAAAATAAGATAATAGTATCTTTTTTTCAGCCTCGCTCATATTATTATTGAAGAATTCAATTATCTGATCAAATTTACCTAAAATTAAGTTTTCTTTTTTTCTAATTTCATCGATAGTTGGCTCCTCTTTTAACATTATTTCTGATTTCTCAGCTTTTTTAGCTAATAAAGTTTCTAGCATTTTAAATGCTTTTTCTTTGGAGATTTCTTTAAGCTTATCTTTTGGGTTTGCTGGTTTTACATCCTTTTTAGGTTTCACCTCAAGAAAATAATCCTCGAAGGTATCCTCCATACCCTTTTCGTATAGGAATTGATAAAACTTACCAGGATTATCTTTACACCCATCAGCCTCATTATTAAAGGGTAATGTCGCCTCACCATAGTATCTTCTATAGTTTTGAAAAACGAATGGTTGTCTAGTTTTTAAAATACTAGCGTCAGTTGTATCATGTGATGTTGCGGTATAATCAATATATTTTTTATCACCTTTGATTATATCACCATCTGCGTCAATGAATTCTTTAATGTCTTTATTACCTTCCATAAGATATTTTCTTATAAATATCTTAAACTTAGGTAATATTTCAATTAAACTTGAATTTCTTCACCAAACCCAGGTATTCTGAATATGATATCTTTATCAAACCAAAAATCGGCTTTATATTCTTTCTTTTCCCAGAACTCCATCTCCATATCCGATGGGGTAAAAAAGTCTTGTAGTGTATCTTGATCTTCAATATCGTCTGGTTGGTCATTAACAAGTTCAAGTTCAGATTTTAAGAATGCTCTTTTTTGTTCTGGTTTGGTGATTAAAATTAAATCCCTAATTTCTTTATCAAAGGCAACCATTAATGGTTTTAATCTACTGTTAAACGCATCCAAATATTTAGGTACGTTATATTCACCAATAAAATCTGGTTGATTTTCTATAATGTCATTGGGTACTAATGTTGCGTACATATTACCGTGTTTATCTTCCTGGGCATCACCATGTGATTTTGTTTTACCGTTGTTAACGTAATAAATTGTATCACCTAAGTTAACTTGTAAATTATGTTTTATGGCTAATTCCATATGCGCTTGTTTAGCTAATTGTCTACCGTTTTTATCGGTACCACGATTAGCATAACCACTAACACTTTTCTTAACCCTAGCTTTGGTCGCAATCTTAGCGAGAGGTATTTCTCTATTGTATATTTTATCGAAATATTGGTAGTAATATTGGACAAACTCGTACCCTTGTCCCGTTAATAACATTTTAATTCCTTTATCCAAAAACTCTTCAATATAAACAGGTAGTTTTTTTGATTTAATACTATTACCAGTTAATGAAATACTACCATCATCTTCTAATAAGGCATAGTTTTTTCTTGATAGGTTTATCGTTGCTGGCCATTGACCATCTAACCCTAGACCCATTTCACCACGCATATACGTGTCGTTAAATTCAGCGACAACAGCTTTAACACCACGGTATTCTTTACCTTCTTCGACTTCATCGTTATAGCCCTTACCAACATATGTAAAGTGATCTTCACCACCTTCTGGTGCCATAAAGTTAACACCGTCCGTGTCAAGTACCGTTGGTGTGTAGCCCTTATCAATAAAGAATCTAACCATAAGTCTTAAATACTGTCTAGCTGTACACGTAATCTGCTCACTAGTATCAATTTCAGCCCATTGGAAAGCCTGTGGGGCACCAAGAGCACCGAACATTGAGTTGATGAATATCTTTAACGGTAACTGCTTTCTTTTATATTTGTCAGCTAGTTGGTAATTACCTTCTTTTTTATACTTATCCGATAGTTTTTTCGCTCTAAATCTTTCAGTGTGAAAGTATTTAAGCATCGACTTCATCGCACCATTAATATCAACCTCAGGGAAAACATCATGAGCCAACTGAATAGCTGGATAAAGTGAGTTGTAGTCCATTTTTCTTAATTCCCTAGAAAAACCAACTTTAAACAATCTAGATAGTCCACCCGTATATTCTCTTTTAGTATCAGATAACGGAATAGCTAAATTATTTTCAAAAGAATATGTTAACATTAATAACTTCCACAAACCAGCAGTACCCATAGTCGATACTCTTTGATATGTTGTTGGTATTAATTTGGCCAACATGAAGGATGTTTGGTTGTAAACCGCATCCACTTCCATTGTTTCCCATAAGTCATCAATTAAATACCTCTCAACGATGTATTTACCATCAACTTCTTGTATCGTGTTAACATAATCACGTAAAGCTTTATATGTTAACATTAAGAATTCGTGTGTTTTTGGTGCCTTTTCTGATAATTTAGATTCCCCGTTACCAGGCACCTCTACTGGAAATACAACCGTCTTACCCTCTTTTAGTTTTTGTATTATCTCCCTAATACAAGCATTTATCTTAACCTTATTACCTTCTAAATCATTGTCATTAAAAAATGAATCGACTTCATTATATTGGTTTTTCTTTGTTATAATTGCAATGGTATTTGGTTCACCACGCAATTCTTTACTTTGTTGACCAAAACCCTCAAGTGTTTCATTCTCATCATAAACAAAGAATTTATCTGGGTTTTGCTGGACGACATCACGTGTTATGTTGTCCATAAATTCTATCGTGGGTTTAGTGAATGTGTATTTACCGTCACGATCGTCAAAATAAAATTTATCTTCACTGTACCAATATTTACCAATTTTATCACCAACAATATAAACACGATTCTTTTTTGCAATTTTGTTGTACTGGCAAACATATTTCAAACCAACTGATTTCATACTGGAATCAATTGCTTGTGCACGTCTAGCTGAGTGTATTATATCGATGATACTATAACCAAACATGTTTACCTGTGTATAATCCTCAACCTCATTACCCAATTTTAGCATGGATGGTTTGGTGTTAATTAATTCACCTGGTTTTAATGTGATGGCTATATCTTGGATGTTAATACCTAATTTTTTACACCTAACAAAAAAGAAATCCCAGTCAAAGTTAGCGCTATTATATCCAGCAATAATTGTGGGCTTAATTTGGTTTATTACCTCGAAGAATTTTGTAATGGCTTCTCTTTCAGAATCATCGTTATCCTCAATCGGAATAATTTGTTTATCACCTTTATTCGTGTATATACCAATCAAAAATATCCTATTTATTTCAGGATCAAGACCTGTTGTTTCTAAGTCGAATACAAATTTATGGATGTCATCATATTCCTCAAAGCCCTTAAATAATCTTTTACCCGTGTGGATAAAATATTGTTCAACTGGGTTTAATATCAAAAAATGGGATTTGATGTCGTGTCTAGTATCATAAATATAGATGCCACCTTCCCTAAAGAAATCCATCATTCTTTTATGTCCTTGACTACAAGTGACTAGATATTTATATCCATTAACTAACTTGGGGTGATCGCCTGTCTCTAATGAGATAATATCTATACCAAATTTTTGTCTTGCTGACCTTATTCTCGAATCACTATTACCGTAAAAGTTTACGAGTTCCTTAATCTTATTAAGGTTTTTGATCCACATGAAAGCCATTAAAGGTTCTGTTTCAATATAGTTACCTTTGTCTGGGTCTTGCTTGATTTTATGTATCAGGTTTGTTTCAGAATCATATTCCACATTCACGATATACTTCTCGTCATCGTGACCGATAAGAAACTTTTCGATATCCTCAAGTGGGATTTTATATTCTGCCATAACCTATATTTTGGCACAAATATAATAATTAAATTGACTCCTACAAAATTTTTTACTAAAACTTTTTTTAAACTATGTCGGTTTTTACGAAAGAATCCAAAATATGGATATACAATTGTTCGTGTATTGGTGCGATTAGTTCACCGTAAACATTTGATGGTGATGCCAAATCAAAAAGAGTTAATTTAAACTCACCCAAAAATACACCTGGTTTGTCTGTATCATCTTTTGTGAACTGGTAAGTTATGATGTAGTGTTTTCTACCGTCTTCGTCACAAGGGTTTTCCAAGACTATATTTGCCGTTTTGTTAGCAACTTTGTAAATACCCGTTTTTTCGTCTTTCATCGCAAAAGTTGCAACGCAATTTTCGATTAATTCCTCAAATCTTCTAAAATCGTTTCTCCCATCCCTAAAAACTTTCATTTTTAAGATCGGTAACGTTGAGTTTTGTCTAATACTGAATATCATTAGAATAAGTTTTTTATAAATATCTTTCTACCACCCTTTATTACGTTTAAACCATAATAATCAGCGATATTATTAACCATTTTTTTAATTTCAAAAGCGTACAAAGGTAAACAATACATTTGAAAAACCTTTACACCACCAGTAAATGTCCCAGCAAAAAATTTCTCAAGAACAGTATCTATTTTTTTATTTGTGTCCAAGTATAAAGCGTCTAAAAGGTTTTGTGTACCACCCCCAAAAGAGAAGTTAAATGGTACGCCCTCTTGTAAGTTATCCTCAACGGTTAATTCGTGCGGTATAACCTCGATAAAGTCATATTTCTTTAGAACACTAAAACCGTTTATGTAAATTGAGAAGGTACCCTTTTTATAATCACCATATTTTAAAGCACACTTACTATCGTATGCAAAATCCCTTTCAAAAACAGAGCTTATATGTAAAAATTTGTTTTCGGTTACGTCTATAACGGGTTTTTTTGTATATGTCTCTTCTATAGTGAAATATTTTGTTACGATTAACCACGTATCGTAGTTATCACAATCACTAGTTGGTTCTTTAATAAAAGAGTTTGTTGTTATACCAGAAACTTCTTGTGTTGCTCCAGTATAACAAACATCAGTTGGGTAGATCATTCTATATCCTATCCTACCGTCATTTGTAACTCTTATACCAAACGCATTGTAATATAAGTCAACATACTCTTGGTGATATTGTAATTTTTGTGATTCGGCTGTAAATCTTCTACCAGTGTACATAATACCATTGTAATAGTTGAAGTACCCTATATATTTTGATGTGCCGTTCAAACTGATTAAACCATTATAAGTGTATAAATTTTGTAATTCCTTTGGTATTATATTGTAATCGTTTTCAAATTTTTGTACTTCTACTTCGGTTTGATTGGCGTATTTACTTTCAGCCCTAGTACCCATATAGAAAATAAAACCACTATTATCTGGATATGCTTGGTTTAGTGTTGTCCCTGTTGTTGTCCCTGTTGTTGAACCAGTCATCGGGAAATGGACTATAGAATTAAATGACCAACCTTTTCTTGCTCGAGTTGGGAACCACTCAACATTTTTATTATGTATTTTATAAAAGCCCTGGTAAAACCCACCATCTAATTTATTATAATACACACCATTGTCAACCTTTAACTTATCTATGTTGTATGTGAAGTTACCAGTATAACCAGAAACCTCATGAAAACAAAACGTATCACCAGATTCAACAAGATAAGCAATGTCAGGGTCTATTGTACCGTTACCGTTGTTAATAAAGAAATTGTCGTACCCGTTTAACCCAATATTTTCCAATGGGACGTTTTCAGATTGAGTTATTTGTGAACCACAAAGGCTAACAGTCACATCGATATCAATTAATTTACATTCATTGACGTCTCTATAGAAATCACGGCAGTCTTTTGTGATAACTATATCAAAATATTCACTCTTGTCTAACTCAGTATAAAACATTATATTATCTTAATTGGTTTTTGGAATGCTCTGTACTTTAACGCTTTATTAATTTCTTCAGCTTCCATTGACATTCTTTTTAATATTTCTAAAGGATTTAATTTAAACATCCTATCCTCTAGCTCTTTCTTAAGTGTTATCATCTCATCTTTACCTTCAGATAGTAATGATTGATATTCTATCTCCATATTAGCATCTGGCACTGGTATTTTACCACCAAAAGTACCTCTAACACGACCAAGTGTTTCTTTACATAATGCGATGAAATATCTCCTAACCCAAGTTTTAGAAGGGTCATTAAGATCGTCATAATTAATATTATCCAACGGAACATCCATTGGTGATTTAATTACATCTTTATTTAATTCAAAACATTCATCTTTTTGTTCTGGGTTTATATCGTAATACCAATACCAAACCTTTGCTTGGTTCATTGTTGCACCCCTAAAATCATATTTACCACCTGGGGTGTTCATTAAATGAAGAAACTTCTTACCATCAGGTGCATTTGTTATTTTATAAACCAATTCAGATCTAATTATTCTATTTTTTAAGTTTCTATCTGTTGATCGCATTAAAATATCAAAGGCTGGTAAAATATAATAACTACCTAGGCCCATATATTCTGCACCAAATTGGTTATTCCACACGCCTAAAAATGGGTCAATTACCGATTGATCTAATGAAGCTGGTGTAAACCATAAAACTTCATTAATTTCCCTATTGGCTGGTATTTCGTAAAGTTGTTGCCCCTTAACTAGTTCAATATAATCTTTCTTTAAGACATACCCACCTTCTCCAGCACCAAGACCGACAATCTTAGAGTAAGAGTATGTGTATTGGGTCACCAAGTCAAATGTCCTATATAATAGGGCTCTGGTTAAATCGGCTGAGGAGATATTTAAACCTATTAAGCTAGGCCACTGGTGTTCAATTAACCAATTATGTATGAATTCGGTGTAGTCTTCAAGCGCTATCTCTAATAGCGAATCCATTTGTTCCTCTTCTAATTGTATTTTTCGAATTGGTGCACCAAGCCTATGTTTGGCTTGTTTGTAAATTTTTTCCTTTTCAACTGGATTTATCTTCATTGTCCTAATATTTATTATAAATAGTTAGAAAGATGAGTAAAACAACCCTTAATGAAACGATAAACAGAATTAAACAAAATTCTGGGATAATGGTGTTTGAAGCCGATATTAATGAAATTGACTGGGAAAAAGATTTTAAAGATGTTTCTAAAAAATGTTTAAACCCTAGTGAATTGGCTAATTATTTAAATAAAGTTATTGATAATAGTCAGAAAAAATCAGCTGACAAAGAAAAAATAGGTTTAGATAAACCAATAATTCACGCTAAAGCAATACCGTTCGATGAAGAAGGTGAGTTAGATATTAACGAATTCATTAGTAAGATAACAGCAATGCCTAATGATATATTAAGTGTTAATGAAAAAATGCAAAAATCAAATGATGACGGAACTTATAACGTTAACATTGGTATACCAGCTTTAAGGGGTTTAGTTTATGATATAGATGAACAAAAATTTTATATCGTTAACACCTGTCCAGGTGCGGGTAGTTGTGCTATGGTTTGCTACGCAAGAAGAGGTAGTTATATACAATATCCAGGTGTTTTTTTAAAACAAACTAAAGTACTTAACCTACTCTTAAATTACCCAGATAGATTTGAAAAAATTCTAATTCGTGAATTGGAGACCACGCTGTTAAAAAACCCAGATAAACAAGTTAATTTTAGGTGGAATGATGCGGGTGATTTTTTTGCAACAAAATATTATGAGATTGCTGTTAGAATAACCAACACTTTACTTAAAGATGGTTATAATATTAAATCATATGCCTACACAAAAATGGGTGAAATCGTTAATTTAGGTGACCCCAATTTCCTTATAAATTTCTCTAATGACGCAAATAAACGAGAAACTGAAAAAGTTAAAGATATTGATAATGCTAAGCAAGCCGTTATTGTACCAAAAGAGCTTTTTGATGATTTATTTATGAAAGAAAAAGGGTCATATGCGGTAGATTCAAAAGGTAAACCCGTTTTTAAGGATGAGGACGGTGTTAATACATTAAAGACTAGATTGGCTAATGAATATAAAGTTGATGTTAAAACAATTTTAACATATGACGAACTATTAAGGACACCAGTTGGCAATGAAAAACAATATAATGTTGTTGTTATGCCAAAAGGTGACGGTGATGTGGGTGCCCAAAGATCAGACGTTAAAATGTCTTTTCTATGTTTTCACTAAATTACCAACAACCTCTTTAGCTACAGAAATCTCATCAATTTCATCGGGACCATTATCTCCCATGATTTGACTTATAATCTTCATTTTCTTTTGTAAGGTATTATACATATGCATATCCAATGTATCAACAAATAATGGATAAATAATATGTACTTGGCTTGTTTGACCAATTCTATGTGCCCTATCTTCCGCCTGCATATGGTTTGCTGGCGTCCAATCTAGGTCATTAAAAATTACAACGCTACCTTTGGTTAGTGTTAAACCAACACCAGCGGCAACAATATTACCAATGAATACTTTAACTTTATCATTATTTTGGAATTGGTCTACGGCATATTGTCTTTTATCTTTTGATGTTGATCCGTCTACAACGACAGCTTTATTGCCAAAATGAGCAACTAACTCTTTAACCGTATTAGTGAAACAAGTAAAAATAATTACCTTTTCTTCGTTTTCAATCATTTCTTCAGCTAATTCAATCGTATGAGGTAATTTATCATAAGATAATAATTGCCTAACCTTAATTAATTTAGTTAAGTGGTCAGTAATTGTTGGTTTTTCACCAGCAGACTCCATTTCCTCTATCCAAGCTTCATATTCAGCAATATATGCGTTGTATGTTGTTGAAAATTCTAGTGGTAAATAAACAGGTTTGATTGTTTTTTGTGGTAGATCAATTGAATCGTTTTTGGTTCTTCTCAATATAACATCAGCAGAATATTCTCTGAGTTCATCTAAATTAGATGAACCAGAACAAACCCAATATTTTTGTTTAGTACCTTTTCGGTTGAATTGTCTACCAGCACAATACCTTTTAACATAACCAACCCAATTAGCCGCAACTGGTGAGTCACACATGTATAATAAATTATAAAAATCTATTGGTTTATTAGTAATCGGTGTCCCCGTTAAAAACCATCTAACTGGTATTTTACTAGCAAAATCATTAAATATTTTGGTCCTATTTGATGTTGCGTTTTTAAGGTAGTGCGCCTCGTCAACAATAACCAAATCAAATTTGTGGTAATCTATTGGTGATACTGGTAGGTCGGAAACTTTAACACCACGTCTTGGTAGGTGGTGGAAATTTTTAAGAATGTCGTAATTAACAATTGTCCATTTTTTTACTGTTAGGTTACTACCGTCAACAACACTAACATTATCAACAGAATCATAATTAGAAATTTCTATTCTCCAATTTAATTTTAATGATGCTGGACATACAACTAATATTTTTTTAAAATCACCTTCCATTGCAGCAATGATAGCTGAGGTCGTTTTACCCAAACCCATTTCATCCGCTAAAATAAATTTATCGTTCGTTAAAAGTTTTTTAATAGCTTCTATTTGATGGGGTTTTGGTGGCCTATCATATTTTAATAAATCAATTTCTGGTTCTAGTTTTTTAGCCTTTATACAATCTTTGTTTATATAAAAGCTATAATATTCGTCACAACCATCAACAAAACACCCAAAGACGTGTAAAAAGTTTTCTTTTCTACTCAATAATTTATTGATAAAAACTTTATCTGGTATGAAATCCAATTTTAATTGTTCAGCGACAAACGCCCTACAAGGTGCGCTTATATCAAACATTTTATTAACAACAACTGGCTCAACATAAGCATTCTTAACGATATAATCGCTCTGGTTTTTTGTTGGTATAAACCTTTTGTTTGTTTTATAATTGCTTAAAATATTTAAAATATAGTCGTTAGACCCTTTATAAATTTTTAATATATCTAAAGCCCTTTTTTCTATGGGAAGCTCCATTATCGTATCTTAATTACTCTTTTATTATTATTCCATAATAATAACAAATTTTGACTAGAAAGTCAACTCACTAATAAATCAAACTATTTATATAAAAAGAATAATGGAAAGAAAAACTAGGATACCGAATACGAGGTTAAATAGGTTCTATGACGAAGAAGATTTTAGGTTGGAGTTAGATATGGCCACTGAATTAATCGAAGGTGATATGAACTTTACAGTAGTTCTTTTTAGGATTGATAGAGTAAATACGCAGGTTGATGACGTTTACTGGGAAAGTAATCCTAGGGATATTAGATTTAAAGCACCAGTTGAATTAAAGGTAATTCTAAATTTAGCTAACGGTGAAAACAAATCTTACTCACCAAATGGTAATTTAAGGTATCAAGATTATGGTAATTTAGAGTTTACTGTCTTACAAAAGCAGTTAGATGAGAAAGGTGTTGAGATAGGTTATGGTGATATTGTTGGTTATTCTGACAGGGAAAATAACTTTAAATACTTTAGTGTTTTTGATGACGACACGATAAATACCGATAACCCTAGTACGCAATATGGTTACTCTGGTTATTTCAGAAGAATAAAATGTACAAACGTTGACCCTAACGTATTTAATGGTGTATAAAAATGGCATTACCTGGTTCTTTTAAGAAAAAAATCAATATCACGAGAGAGCGTGCTAATATTGAGTACCCATATTCTATGCAGAGTGGTGCGGCTGAGAATATGAAGGATATGATAACGGACAAAGATACTTTCCTTCCTCAGGGTGTGTTACATATCGATCTAGATCGTGGTTTTAAAGAGTTCGTTAAAAACAATCTACAATTAACCCTAGATGGTCAAGAAGTACCTGTTTTTATGATGGGGATACAAAAATGGAACGAGTTTTCACAGACTTGGAAATTTTCAGATGAATATAAAAACGTTAAGATACCTTTTGTTAATATCGTTAGAAACCCAGATACAAAATATGGTACGAACCCGTCTTTAATATATAACATACCAACTGGTAGACACTACACCTATGCTGAAGTACCTACTTGGGACGGTAATAAAAAGGGCGTTGATATTTACCAAATACCTCAACCGATACCTGTTGACATTAACTATCAGGTTAGGATTTTCGCTTATAGGCAAGAAGATCTAAATAAGTTTAATTCTTTAGTACTTAAAAACTTTCAGAGTAGACAGGCTTATACGATAGTAAATGGTCATTATATTCCGATAGTTTTAGAAGACACATCCGATGAAAGTCAAGTAACTGATTTAACGAATAAAAGGTTTTACATACAACTGTACACATTTAATCTACAAGGTTTTATTTTGGACCCCAACGATTTTATAGTAACTCCAGCGATAAGTAGAACATTAACAATAACAGAAAATGGATAATAATAATAAAATATTTTTTAAAATGAATCGATCATAATGGTTTTTTGGTAAAAAATATAATATTTATCAGTAAGTAAAATTAATAATAAACAAAAATTAAATAGATATGGCAAACAAAGTTTATGCATCTCCAGGTGTTTACACGACTGAAAAAGACCTAACATTCACAACTGAAACAGTTGGTGTTACTACGTTAGGTGTAGTTGGTGAAACGTTAAAAGGCCCAGCCTTCCAACCAATTTTCGTTAGAAATTTTGACGAATATAAAACTATATTTGGTGGAACTAGTCCTGAAAAATTTAAAAATACTCAAATTGTAAAGTATGAATTACCTTACATTGCTAAGCAGTATTTAACACAATCAAATCAATTATACGTAACAAGGCTTCTTGGTTTATCAGGGTACGACTCTGGTATGTCATGGGTTGTTAGAACATTGGGTGCTTGTGATGAAAGTACATTATCACATACAGGTATTACTGAACAAGAATTTGAATTTAGCTTTAATACAGCTACAAATCAATTCTATGTTGCTGGTAATGTTTCGTTGATTAATCATTTATCACAATTAACTGGTGTTAATGCTAATGAATTTGATGGTGCATTTAACACCTTCTTCACAACTATCGGTGGTTATACAAACGCTCCTTTCTACGATAAGAAGCATGCGATGTATTGGGGTTTATTGACCAATGATATTGATACCGCATTAGTTAATGATGCAACATCTATAAACATCTTTACACCAAGTTATGTTGATGCTTATGAGTTGCCTGTAACGGTTCCAGCTAACGATAGAGATGCGTATGTGTTAAATAATGAATTAATTTATGATAGCACAACACAAACTTACTCTGGACCTAGTTTTGCTTTATTCTGTCATAGTTTTACTGGTGTTAATGCTACCGTTATTAAGGGTACATTAAAATTGTATACGGTTACTTTAAATTGTAACCCATATACTGAAGGTCATAATAAAACTATCGCTACAATTAAGAGTAGAGGTGGTTATGTTTCTGACATTTTGAAGTATAACACGGCTTCTTTGGGTATGATTGCCCCAGCTAATTTAACAAGTGACCCATATGTTTCATTTGATTTAACTGGTACAACCGCTAACCCAACAGGTGGAACTTTTTCATACACCGTTTCATTAAATAAAACAAATTCTAACTACATTAAAAAAGTAATTGGATCTACTTTAACAGATAAAGATTCACATATTTATGCTGAAGAAGTTTACGACCAAACTTTAGCTGATGGTTGGTATAAAGGAAAAATCAAAGGTTTGTACACCGAATTAGTTGGTGTTAACAACTGGGATCACTACAAATTCCAATATCAATCACCTGTTACTCCTTTTATTGTATCAGAATTAAGAGGTGGTGTGCCGCAAAGATTGTTTAGATTAATTTCTATTTCAGACGGTACTAACGCTAACTACGAAATAAAGACTTCAATCGCCAATGTTGATCTATCTAAGAAGACATTTGATATTTACATCAGATCTTTCTCAGATACAGATAAAAACCCAGTTATTATCGAAAGATTTGTTGATTGTACAATGGATGAAACTTTAGATAACTACGTTGGTAGAAAAATAGGTACTATCGACAACAAATACCCTCTTAAGAGTGCTTATGTTGTATTAGAACCAGCTATCAATGCACCTAAAGATGCTATTCCTGCTGGTTTCGAAGGTTATGAGTTCAGAACTAACGGTGAAACTGATTATACAGAAACAGCTGTCCCTGAAATGCCTTACAAAACTAAATATTTTGCGCCTGGTGATGTTATTTATAACCCACCATTTGCTAACCCAGTCATCTCAAACGGTGATAAAGTAAACAAAAACTATTTAGGTTTCTCAAGCCAATTTGGTTTTGATAAAGACTTGTTATTGTTTAAAGGTAAAGTTAGTATTTTAGGTGATAACGCTTACAACACTGGTGATGATTACTTCACTAAAACTAAAGGCTTCCACATGGATATTAACGCTTCAGCGTTGGTTGATTCTGTGACTGGAGAACAAGTTTTCTCAACTGGTGTGGCTTCATTTAATGATGCAACAACTGTTGATGGTACTGCGACTCACCCGTATAACAACATGAGAACAAGAAAATTCACTTTATTATTTGCAGGTGGTTTTGATGGTTGGGACGAGTTTAGATTAAACAGAACTAATACTGATGAGTATAAGATAGGTAGAACTGGTTTCGTTGCTTCACAATTTGATACTTTCACAAATGTTGAGTACGCTGAATTGTTTGGTACTTCCGACTACTATGCTTACTTATATGGTATTAGAACATACCAAAACCCTGAAGAAACACCAATTAATATCTTAGCTACCCCTGGTATTGACGTATTAAACAATACAGACTTGGTTAGAGATGCAATTGAGGTTGTTGAGGAGAAAAGATTGGATGCTATTTACTTACCTACATTACCTGATATTAAGTTGTTAAACAATAACAACCCTTCAGATACTGAAAGTTGGTATTATGCTGAAGATATCGTTGATGAGTTAGAAAACACTGAAATCGATTCAAACTATACAGCGGTATACTATCCATGGATTCAAATCACTGATACCGAAAATAATGCAAACTTGTTTATTCCACCTACAGCTGAAGTTGTTAGAAATATGGCTTATACAGATAACGTAGCATTCCCTTGGTTCGCAACCGCAGGTTACAATAGAGGTTTGGTTAAATGTAATAGAGCACGTATCGTTCTTGATCAAGAAGCTAGAGATATTTTATATCCAGGTAGAATTAACCCATTAGCGACTTATTCAGACGTTGGTGTTGTTATCTGGGGTAATAGAAACTTACAAGTTAGATCTAGTGCTCTTGATAGATTAAACATCAGAAGATTGTTGTTACAAGCTAGAAGATTGATTATGTCTGTATCAAAAAGATTATTATTTGATCCAAATGATACGACAGTTAGAAATCAATTCTTGTCATTGGTTAACCCAATCTTGGATAACATTAGAAAAGAAAGAGGTTTAACAGACTTCAGAGTTAGTGTTGCAATGGACGTTGAGGATAATGATAGAAATACTTTGAGAGGTAAAATCTTCATTAAACCAACACCAACATTGGAATTCATCGAACTTGAATTCGTTGTTACACCGCAAAACGTTTCTTTCGATAACATTTAATAAGTTTAGGGGGTACGAAGGTATCCCCTTTATTTCTTTTCCATAGCTTAAAAAGCACCAACGGTAATTGAGATACTAATTAATAAAAAAGAAAGTAACAAAGAAAAAATAAATTAGAGTACTATTTATAATAGAGTACATAATATATGAAATTATATATAGTACTATTTATAATAGAGTACTTTGGTTAAGACCCTTAACAAAAATAAGGTTTGAAAATCAAAAAGTCAAGTTTTTTGAAAAAAATTTTTAAAAAAGTGTATAATTCGAAAAACAAAGATATTTATATTAAACAATAAAACAAATTAAATAGACAACAATATGGCTAACTTATTAATGAAAATGCCCGTTCCTTACGAACCAAAGAAAAAGAACAGGTTTATTTTGAGATTCCCAAGTTCACTAGGTATTAACGAGTGGTTCGTAATATCTACTTCAAGACCAAAGGTAACAATAAACGAAGTTGAAATTCCTTTCTTAAATACTTCAACATATGTTGCTGGTAGATTTAACTGGGAATCAATTGATGTTACATTCAAAGACCCTATCGGTCCTTCAGCTTCACAAGCATTGATGGAGTGGGTTCGTTTACACGCTGAATCAGTAACAGGTAGAATGGGTTATGCCGCAGGTTATAAAAAAGATATTGAATTAGAAATGTTAGATCCGACAGGTGTTGTTGTTGAAAAATGGATTCTTCAAGGAACCTTCTTGACAAATGTTGACTTTGGATCATTGGAATATAGTGATGATGAAATCGCTGACATTACAGCTACATTAAGAATGGACCGTTGTATCTTGGTTTATTAAGAATTATATTATCAATTCAAAATTCATTTGGGGGACGCTTTGCGACCCCCTTTTTTTTTAACCTTTAATTATACCATATTTCTCAATAAACTTGTTAACTCGTTCAACAACTAAATTTGTTTTATCCATTTCATGTTCCCAAATAACCAATAAATTATAGGTCCTATCAAACTTAACTAGTTTGACTTTGTATTGGTCATTCCTTAAATTGGCTCTCTGGAATGCATATTTTGCTTCTGGCGAATGTTTTTTACAACAGTGGTAGAAACACCCATGAGTTTCAATTAAGACGTTGTAATCAACTAAAAGAAAGTCGAACTCTCTTTTCTTAAAAACAAAATGTCTTTCAAAGTTTATATTTTCTTGCTCAAGTAGTTCAGCAAACGAATCTTCTAATTTTGAAGTACCATTCATCTTTTTAACCATTTTAGCGAATTTACCTTTCTTTTTGGCCATAATATTCTATTATTATAATAATTAGTTGTAAACTACCCTTTTACCGTCAAATTGATATTAAAAGGTAAAAAAAATAAAAAATACCGTTTACACTATTTAATATTAGACTATAATTAATTTAAAATTAAAATACTATGGAAAATCAACAGGTTTATTTTGAACCACCGCACGATGTTATTCCGCTTCCATCAGGTGGCAGATTTTACAAAAATAAAAAAGACACGATTAAAGTAGCTTATATGACGGCTGCTGACGAAAACATTCTAACTTCACCAAACTTACTACAAAGCGGTAAAGTCCTTGACGTTTTATTGGAAAAGAAAATTTTAGATAAAGACATCAAAGCTGGGCAATTATTACCAGGTGATAGAAATGCTATTATTTTCTTTTTAAGATCAACTGGTTATGGTGAGATTTATCCAGTGGAGTTAACAGACCCTAAAACAGGTGATAAATTTATTGAGGAAATTGACATTAGCCAATTACCAATAAAAGAAAATACTTTAACACCAGATGAAAATGCTGAATGTTCATTTGTTTTACCAAGATCTAAAAAAACTGTTAAATTTAAATATTTAACTGCTGAAGAGGATGAGAAGTTGATTAGAGAAGATCAAGCCAGAACAAAAAAATTGGGTTCTAGCGCTATTAGTCAAATTATGACATTGCGTTTACAAAACCAAATTGTGGAAGTTGACGGCATTCGAGATAAAAACGCAATCGTTCAATTCGTTGAGAGTATGTCACCAATGGACTCAGCTGAGTTCAGAAAACATCTTTTCGACAACGAACCTGGTTTAGATTTGACCATTAATGTCCAAGCTCCAAGTGGAGAGTTTTTTTTTGGTGAACTTCCCATTACATCCAAATTTCTTTGGCCTTACGTCTGAGTATAAACAACAAATGATGTACGGTTCGTACATTTTAGTTAAACATGCTAATTTTACTTATTCAGATGTAATATTAATGCCAATCTTTGAAAGAAGAAAATTCATTGATATTTTAATGGAAGAGAATGATAAGATTAAAGAAGCTAGAGAAAGAGAAATACAAAAATCTAAATCTAAGAGAGCATAAACTTAACCCACTGTCATGGTGGGTTTTTTATTTTATTCGATATTTATAATAAAAGAATTCGTTATGAAAAAATATATAATAACTGAAAATCAATTAAAGGTTATATTAGAAAGGGCTGATGATACCCCAGAAAATTATTCTGATGTACCACCAATGTCATTTGACAATTTTTTAAAAGCAATTGAAAAAGATAACAATAAAAATGGTACATCTAGTAACAGAAGTGATGATATTAAGAGTTTTGCACTTGGGGCTGTTGCTGGAAATAGAGCTGAATACAATATTGATAAATCTGACAGCGCTTTAAAAGCAATCGCTGGTAAGTTTTATAAATCAATAAATGCGGGTTACGGTATTAACCCAGATGATGGTGTTCTTGCTGAATCTGAAGATTTATGTATTATTATAATGTGTATGGCTTATTATTACTACAAAGAAGGTAGTATTAAGAGTTTTAATGTTAGGGATGTTGATCTTGATTTTAGAAAAAACTATAATGAATTAAAAAGAACTAATTTATCCGATATAAGAGGTTTATTAAGAACCAAATTTGATGCCGATATATTTGGGTGCCAGGATGATGATGATGAAAATCAAATTATAGTGGCTCCAAGAGGCGATAACCCTAGTTTCCAAGTTTACATTAATAAGAACAGTAGAAGAACAACAATGGTTAGGTTTAACTTTTTTGATAGCACGTCATTAAATTTTTTCTACAACGATTTTTTAAAGAATGATAAAAACATTAATTTAATTAGTAAGGCGATAAACAGAAGAGTTAGACCAAGATTAGATAACGGTTCACTAGTATTCCAATTTTAAATAAATGGCTCAAGGGGATATTTCATCAGCATTAAATGAACTCGTAAAAAAATTACAAGTAAATACTGCCGCTTCTTTAACAACAAGAAGTGAGATAGAAAGGTATGTCGGTGAAGTAATAGACTCTTATAGTGATGCTATTGAAAAGAATAAAGAGGCTTATAACTGGGACGTTAAACGTGAATCATTATTTGGTTACTTTAAAAAAATATCGAAACATAGAGAACAATTAATTGAAGATAAAATAGCTAGAAAAAAGGAGCTAGAGTTTTTAGAACAACAAATAAATCATTACGTAAAAAAAGAAAATGAGGCGATAAACTCTGGTAAAAGTAGGTTATCTAAAGAATTATTTCAAAGAAGAGTTGAATTAGAAATACAAAAAAATGTTAAAGAGGCCATGGATGATGTGGCAAATACCGCAAAAACAGCTAGTAAAAGCGGTAACCCATATCTCGCAGCATTTTTAGTTGTTGGCGGTATTCTTATTGATGTTGGCAAAGCAATCCTTAGGGTTGGTTTAAGTATACTCAAAATAGGTTTTAGTTTCATAAAAGATTTTTTCGGAGCTGACTTTGGCGTATCAGCTGTATTCGAACTATTTTTAAAAATGCAATCAATATCGGGTAATATATCCGCAAATATTGGTTTAGTTAGTAAAGAGTATATTAGGTTCTATGAAAACATGCCTAAAATATATAACGAGGTTTTAGATGTTGGTGGTAGTTTAGAAGATGTACAAACGGTTGTTGAGAAATTAAGTGATGTTACTGGTAGGTCGAATATTTTGGAAGGCCCTATGTTTAAGAGGGTTATTGAACTTGGTTTAGGGACTGGTCTTGGGGTTGAGAATGCAACCGAATTAATTGGTAATTTCCAGAATTTAGGTTATTCAATGGATAAAACCTTAGAATTTACTGATTTTGTTAGGGACAAATCAATGCGTGTCTCGATGAACCAAACAAAGGTTTTATCAAAAGTTAATCAATTGGTGGTTTCGCTAACTGGTTTTGGTGTTAATCGTGGTTTAAAGGCGATGACAAATTTAGTTATAGATGCACAAAGATTAAGACTCGATGTTAACGATAGTGTTGACAAATTTAAAGACGCTTTTACTGATCCAGAAAAAGCCGTTGAGGTTGCGGCAACAGCAAACCTACTTGGTGGTAAGTTCGCATTTTATTTTGGAAACACATTTACTTTAATGGCTAAAAGTATGTATGAGCCTCAAGAGTTAACTGCCGAATTATTAGAATCTTTAAAAGATAAAGCTTTTAAGGGTAAAGACGGCAAATACCAGATAGCCCCAGCTGATAGAGAAATTATTAGGGAGTTCGCTAAATCAATAGGCCAGGACAACCCAGATGAATTATTTAATGTTGCAATTGAACAATCTAAGTTTGCAGATAAAATTGAAGCGTTAGGTAAAAGGTTTGGGTCAATTACATCGATAAATGAAGAACAAAGGGTATTATTAACAAACTTAATGACCATGAATGAGGATGGTTCATATAGTATTAAATTATCTAGTGGTGCTAAAATGCTATTGTCAGAAATACCTAGTATTAATACAATATATAATGAATTAAGGCAAGAAAGAAAAAATAACGAATCGGCTCTATTAAGAAAAAATTTGGCGGAAAGAATTGGAATTGCTATAGAAAGATTTAATGTTGGTTTTTCACAGATATTCGTTGTAATGGATAGATATTTTAGAAATTCAAATGTAATAAATCACTTGGATGAGACTTTAAAGGGTATGTCTATAATGGAAGGTGATTTCTTTAACGATTTATTATCACCATCAGGTTCAATGGGTAATTTAATGAAAAATATTTTTAAGGCGGCAAATAGTTTTATTGATACAATATTAGGTATATGGCAAAATCCAGAATTAAACATATTCCAAGCCGTTTCAATGTCATTAGATTATATGATAACACGAATAACAACTAAATTTATGGACCCTTTAAAATTTTATTTGGGTAGATTAGTTGAATTAATTGGAGTCGGTATTGATAAAGGTACAGGCGGTTTATTTGGTAAGGGTGTCGCTAGAACAGGTCTTCAAATGCAAAAAAAAGCAATTAGAAAATCTGGCGAAGGTGGTATATTCTACGAGACACATAAAACAGGTTTAAATGAAAGAATTAAAGAGTTTAACCAAAGACACGCTGAATCTATGTCTGGTGTTAAAATAAACACAGATGTTAATAAGAAATTAAATAACAAATCAAATAATGTTGGTAATAAAATACCAACGGTAAAAAATGATGTAGTAAAACCAGTTGGTTTAGATGTTATTGCATTAAAAAATAGAAAAGAAACAAATACTAATGATTTATTGGTTAGAGCTAACGGGGCAACCTTAATGGGTTCAAAGGGGGACGCTTTATTATTCTTTAATGAAATGGTTCTTGGAAATGCTATTGCAAACGCAAAACCAGAAGAAATTAATTTAGTTTTAAATGGAAAAATATCACATATTAAGAAAAATAAACAGCTTAGTTTGACAAATAAAAAATTGGATAAGACAATTAAATTATCATCTTCTATGTTAATTAAACAGGCAACAACAAATTTAGAAAATTCTGTGATATAAAATGATCTAGTATCTATTTATAGTTATAGAATAATGATTAATATTATATTATGGCTCAAGGCGATTTTTTTAAAAATTTAGACGCAACCATGAAAACCCTAGAACAGGCTAGGCAAAATGGTATTATTAGTGCAAGGGAAGAAGCTGAACATGTTAAAGACATGCTTTCAATGTATGATGCCATTAACGCAAAAAAAGCCGCTGGTAGGGAGTGGGATTTAAAAAGCCAAAGTATTTGGGGGAATATGAAAAGATTCTCTAAAGAAATGGCCCAAGACGCTGAAAATCTAAAGAAATCTAGAAAGGCGATAAAACAAACAGAAGATCAAATAAATAACTTAGGTGTTGTTTATAACAAACTAATGGCCGAGGGTAAAAAGTCCACGGCTGATATGATTAAAAAGAAAAAGCAGCAATTAGAGATAGAGAAAGAGATACAAGAAGTAAATTATGATACCGCAAAATCATCCGTAGGGTTTCTTGGTAAGAGCTTTAATATGATGGGTAAGGTAGGTGGTTTCATCACCAGTAATTTTAGTTGGTTAGGTGATATCTTTAAAAGCATATTGGGTACAGTGTGGAATATAGCAAAGGGCTTATTTGATATTATATTCCCGATAGAAAAAGCTTGGAAATTATTTTTAGAATTACAAAGTGCTGTAGGAAACTTATCAGCCGATATTGGTATGACTTACCAAGAATACAGGTCGTTATTAAAAGAAGGATCTAGTATATATAACGAAATAATAGGTTATGGTGGTAAGATAGAAGATATAGCTAAAATTATAAGAGGTTTTAGTGAAGAAACGGGTAAGAATAGAATATTTAGTCCAGAAGAGCTAACAGCTATCGTTAAATTAGGTTATAGTACTGGTTTAGCGGTTGATGGCGTAACTAAAATGGTTGCCGAATTCGATAATTTAGGTTATTCATTAGCAACGACAATGAAAGTTGCGGACAAAGGTAGAAACATAGCTGCTAGATTCAATTTAAACCAAACTAAAGTATTAAAAACAACAACTGAGGTTGTCAAAAATTTAACTGGCGTTGGTTTTGGTAGGAGTGTGGAAGATTTAACCAAATTAGCGGCAAAAGCTGAAACACTTAGATTTAATCTAGCTGAATCGATTAATTCATTTAAGGATTCGTTCTTTAGCCCAGAAAAAGCCGTTGAAGCTGCCGCCAAAATTCAAGTACTTGGTGGAGAATTTGCTCAACAATTCGGTGACGCATTTTCATTAATGAACGGTTCAATGAACGATGCTGATGGTATGTCTGAAAGATTAATAAAATCAGCTGCGAATCTAGCGGAAAAAAATTCTAAGGGTGAGTTTGTCATCCCACCAGCACAAAGACAAATATTAAGAGAGGTTGCCGATGCACTTGGCCAGAATCCAGATGAAATGATAAAAGCTTCTGTTGAACAAGCCAAAGTTATGGATAAAATGAACAGTCTGGCTAGAACTGGTGCTAACTTGATGGGTTTTAATGAGGAAGATAAAATGGCTTTATCTAACTTAATAACCATGAATAAAAATGGTCAATACGAGATTAAGATGGCCAATGGTGTCAACCAATTATTAAGTACGATAACCAGTGAAGACCAATTAAAAGGTATATTGGCACAAAGAAAAGCTAATGAAAATGCGGCTCAACAAAGGTTAAATCTTTCGGAAAGATTCCAAATCGTTTTGGATCGATTTGCTATTGGTTTAATGCCAATATTTACAAAATTAAACGAATATCTAGAAGATGAAGGTACATTACAAAGAATAGAAAAATTAGGTAAGACAATTGCCGATGTAATGATGCCAGCTGTCGAAGCTTTATTCACACCAGGAGGTGTTCTTGATAAAGCGATAAGATTCTTTTTAACGGAATTTAATACATTCTTAACAGATGTACAAAAAATAATGAGTGGCGAGGGAACCTTTTTCCAAAAAATGCAAAAAGTTTTTGGAAAAGTTGTTGGTTTTGCAACTGAAACAATTTTACCGTATGTTAAAATAACTTTTGGTGAAATATTTAAAGCGCTTAAAGAATTACCATTTGTTGGCGATGCGTTTTTTAAAGCTGGTTTATCATTACAGGAAAGTGATAAGAGAACTTCAGATATCGCAAAAAGTATTGGTATTAACAATGAGAAACCAATTGCCAATGAAATTAAAAAAGTTAGAAAAGAAGATGATCAATCTAGTTTTGGTGGAGACCTTCTAGGTGGTTTAGGTAACTATGTTATGGGTACTGTTGATTTCTTAGGTGGTTTAGCAACATCAACTCTAGGTATGGAAAGTGCGGCACAAGATTTATATGCACACTCTTTTGCTAGATATAGAAGAGGTACAGCTGACTTTTCTGATGCCTTTACTGGTGGTAATGAAGCTAAACAAGCACTAACTACAGAAGCATTAAAAGGTGGAGGTTTTTCAGATCAAACATATTTGGATTTAATGGGTCTTGACTTTGTTAAAGAAGGAGAATGGGAACGTAAGAATGGTCAAGATGTTAAAAAGGTGCAAGACGCCATGGTATACGCTAATGGCCAATACATCAAAGGTGGTAAGGGTGATGCCGTTGCCTTCTTAGATGAATTAGCTTTTGGTCAAGCATATAAAAATGCTATGGGTGGTAATGGATCAAATACAACATTAACAGTAAACGTTTCTGGGGCAATTGAACATGACTCAGAAGACGGTAAACGAATAATAACAGCAAAAGAACTTTATGAATCAGACCCACAAATGTTTGGTAAATTCATAGAAACCACAATGGCTAAACATGAATATGGTAGCGCAAACTATGTGGTTAATTTTGGTGTAACACCAATACAAAGTGTTGGATAAAAAAAAATTAAAACAATATTTATAAGATATGGGTCTTAAAAGTATATCTGGCGAATTTAGAACTACGATTTTAAATTTAAATTTACAGTCTCCACCAGACGTGGTTACTGGTTTGGTTAATTTGACAAACTCTGTCACCGTAAGTGCTTATTTGGATTCAATAGGGCAAGATGCGTTAATAAACTATTATAATGTCAAAAATCCTGGGGATATCAATACAGATGGTATACCAGCGAGAACGTTAAATTTAAACAAGACATTAAACACACCAAATGACATTGTTACTGGTGTTAACGATTTATCAGCTTCAGCTGCCTACGCTAGTTCTTTCTTGGATGGTAGAGGTGAAGTGACAAATATTAACGACTTTTCAAACGTAAACCCTGGTGATGTTTTAACAGAAGCCATCGACCCAAGAACATTAGATTTAAATAAAAACTTAAACACCCCAGCGGATATAACAGCTGGTGTTCAAGATTTGACACCAAACGGAGCTTTTTCTGTTCAATATTTATCTGGTAGGGGGTCATTCACAATTATAAATGACTTCAATGTTAAAAATCCAGGTGACGTCCTAACAGATGCAATTGACCCTAGAAATTTAGACTTAGCTAAAAACTTAAATACCCCAGCTGATATAACCTCAGGTGTTCAAGATTTGACGCCTAATCAAACTTTTGCAGCTCAGTATCTATCTGGACGTGGATCGTTTTCAGTTATAAACGATTTTAACGTAATAAACCCTGGTGACGTATTAACAGATGCCGTTGCACCAAGAAATTTAGATTTTAGTAGGAACTTAAATACCCCAGCGGATATAGAAGATGGGTTAAATGATTTAAGTCCAAATGCAGCAATTGCCGCACAATACTTAGCTGGCAGAGGCTCATTTTCGGTAATAAATGATTATGTGGTTGCCAACCCAGGTACAGTATTAAGTGATGCAATACAACCAAGAATATTTAACTTTTCACAAACACTGGTAACACCGACAGATATTACTTCTGGCGTACAAAATTTAACACCAAACTCAATAATAGCTTCACAATATTTATCGGGTAAAGGTTCTTTTACACAAATAGGCACGTCACCAAACTTAAACCCTGGCGATGTATTATCTGATGCGTTAACACCAAGACAATTAAACTTTAACAGAACATTAAATACTCCAGCAGACATAGACGCTGGTTTAAACAACCTAAGTGGCGGATATGCCGCACAATATTTATCTGGACGTGGATCATTTTCGGTTATAAATGACTATACAAATGTAAATCCAGGTAATGTTCAATCTGATGCCGTTGCACCAAGACAATTAAACTTTAACAGAACATTAAATACCCCAGTTGATATCACAGCTGGTTTAAATAATCTTAGTGGTTCATTTGCAGCGCAATATTTATCTGGTAGAGGCACGGATACGACAATTAATGATTTCCCTAACTTAAACCCAGGTACCGTTTTATTACAGGCTTTAACACCAAGACAGTTAAACCTTAATATGAACTTAAATACCCCAGTTGATATTACGGCTGGTTTAACAAATTTAAGTGGATCTATCGCTGCACAATACTTAGCTGGTAGAGGTACCGATACAGTTATTAACAATTTTAACGTACTAAACCCTGGTGACGTACTATCTGATGCGTTAACGCCAAGAGCGTTGAACTTATCAATGACATTAAATACACCAGGAGACATTACAACTGGTTTGGGTGATTTAACAGCAAACGCTGCTTTAACAGCTCAATATCTTTCTGGTAGAGGTACAATGACAACAATAAACACCATGCAAAATTCAAATCCTGGTGATGTTGTTACTATTGCAAACCCATTACGAATTAGTTTATTTAATAAAAATTTAATTAAAGACCCTAATGATGTAACCGACCAATTTACATTGGCAAATCCAGGGATCATACCGATTGGTGGTGATACAGTTATAAATGATTTCACAGTATTAAACCAAGCACAATTAAGTCCATTTGAATTAGCTTGGATTAATTCAAACGCACTAAATAGATATCAAGCTGAGGCAACAGAGTTAATTGATAACACTAGAGAGTTATCATTAAATAATTCACCAAACACGCCTCAGAATCCATACTTAACTGCCGATAAGTTAAATAACTCAGACCCAACTAATCTGCAATTTTCTGACTTTATTAATTTACCAACAGCCTCAACACCATTAAGTGCTTTATTAGGTACTGATTTGGATTTGGCTAATTTATTAACCGAGCCAGGCGTTAAAAATGACACTGTATTAGCACAAATTGGTGCGTTACAATTAAAGTTTCATTTAGAAGCTAATGTTGCTGCTAAAGTTGCAGCTGAAGCTTTGGGTTATACAGCTCTAGACGATATTGTTACAAACCCGTTAAAAATTATTGAAGCCATAAAAAACCCAGGTAAAGCTATTTTTGATATAAATGGTAATAACGATATAACAACGTTACCAGGTGGTTTAGGTAAGGTGGCTAGTTTCTTATCCGATGTAGCGGGTGTAAACGGTTTAACAACATATGCACAATCATATTTAGGAGATGATGGTGTGGTTTTAAGACCGACTTGTTTTGAGGATTATGAGTCAGATAGGAAATTAGACGAGAGAGATTTAGAAAGAATCGATAGAACTGGTAGGGGGCAAAGATTCTCTTTGTTTACTAATTTAGGTATTAATAAATATACACCAGAATTCGTTAATAAATTAGATGGTACTAATTTAAAAATGATTGGTAGTTTAGCCAAATCACAAGGATCAACCGATGTATTTAAAACATATATAAGTGGCGGCCTTAACCCATTATTTTATTTACTACAAGATAGAAATGGTTTACAGGTTAAAGGTAATAGTGAGTTAACGAAAGCAATAACATTTGACCCCACCAACCCAGGTGCTCCTTTTTCTGAACCTGGTGTTGAAACCGTATCTAAATACGGGTCAGTTAAAACTTCTTTTGTTTGGAGAGGCCCAACCAAAGAAACGTTTTTAGATCCAATAAATAAAGAAACGACTACCGATATTTGGGATGGTAGGTTAACAGATAAAACTAGATCAAACGATACTAGTGCGTTTAAATTTAGAGATTGCTCAATTTTAGCAACGACACAAAAATTACTAGAAAGTGGTTTAGAAAATGTTGCAATTAGATCAATTGACCAAACAAAAACTAAATTTAGCGATGGATATAGTTTTGCACCAAAAAGTAGTGGTGTGAACCCCATTTAGGAAAGAAATTTTTGGTGATGACGGTAAAATAATCGGGTTTAAATATTTAGTCCCAGGGCTAGATAAATCAGGTAACCGTGACGATACTAGAATGTATAATGAGGTCGAGCTTTGTAGAGCTTGGACCAAGTCAAAACCATTTACAAAGATCACAGATCTTATTAGATGGAAAGAATTAAATAGAAAAGAAAGAAACTCCGTATTAGATAGATACGGTAATTTAAATATACACCCATCAGCACTTAACGTTAACGAAGGTTACGGTAGATTAGGTGATGGTGTTGGTGACGCTGTTGTTGAAGCCTTTGGTGAAAGAAGAGCTAGAAAATACATGTTTTCAATCGAAAATTTAGCTTGGAGAGAATCAACATTATTTACAGACTTACCAGCATGTGAAAAAGGTGCTAACGGTGGAAGAATTATGTGGTTCCCACCATATAACATCAGATTTACTGACGACACAACAACAAACTGGACAACCCACCAATTCTTAGGTAGACCAGAACCGATTTATACGTATAACAACACTGAAAGATCTGGTACTTTATCATGGGATATAGTAGTTGACCACCCAACAGTACTTAATTTATTAGTACAAAAAGAATTTGCCGCATTAACAGATGGTGAGGTTGATGAATTATTAGCCGCTTTCTGGGCTGGTTGTTTGGAATATGACACCTTTGAATTAGCGAGAATATGGGGTGTATTTAGTGATTCAGATATAGAGTATTTTAAAAAGGTTATTAGTGATTTAGATGTTAGATTACCTAATGATACATTAAGAAAAAAGATATTTGATGGTGACGCTGCTAAGGATTCAACAGTAAAAATCGACTCAACAACTGAGACACAACCATTTATACCTAATTTTAGATTATTTTTCGAAAATGACATACCATTACCATCAACATCGTATACCAAAACGGGTACAAGTTTTGTTGTTGAACCATATGACGTTTATTTTGAAACATATAGAAAACTATCCGAAGGTATTGAATTAAGTCAAAACTCAGAATACAAAGAAGAGGCGATTAGACTTAATTATACTAGTAACTCAAAAAGCTGGATTAGATACGACAGAACCATAGGTAAAAAAATGTCAGAACCTTCTGATTATTTCTTTAATAAAAAGACTGGGCAAACAAAAATATATGGTTACGAAAAACAATATTTAGATACATTAAAATCTGACTACTCAGCTGAGAATTATGGTAAAGTTAAAAAGTATGATTTAACCATAAACATGGTGGCACACGCATCACCATCGGCACCTGGGTATAGTTTAGATGCGATTAACAAATATAATGATAAGTTAGCAGCGAGACGATTTGTTTCTGTTGTTAAATGGTTAGTTAGAGATGTATTTACCAGTGAATCTTTAGGTGTTGTATGTTATAATGAAGCTGGTGTTGAGATAAATAAAACAAACATAAACGATTTGTTTGTTAAAAATTTAGAGGACACAAAAGATATCGTTTTATTTAGAGGTATTAAAGGTGAATCACTAAAACAAAAAATCACATTAAACGTACAAGCGGCAAATGGTTTAACAACTGATGATGTTTTTTCAAAAACACCAGGGACTGAGTATAAAGATTTATTTGGTGGGCCTAAAACAACTAAAGTTGATGGGGTTGAATATGATTATTATGAAATACCGTATAATAATGATGGTACAACTGAAATGTATTATATGGTTAAGACGCATAATGAGCGTGACAAAGTTTTAGGTAAATTTAAACCTAATGGTACTTTAATCGATAACGATTATATAGGTACTTGTGTGTCAATAAGAACTTCAAATGGCTCAGCCACTCAAATAAATAGAAAAAAAGCAGATGTTGTTTGTGGTAACTTATCCTCAATCGCATCATACGCTAGACGAGTTGAGATCAACACTGGTGTAATCCCTAAAGAAATACCGATTATTAAGACATTTCCACCAGAAGAAAAACCACCATTATATGATGATAATCCATTATCATCTACAAATGTAACAAAAAGAGAAATTGCACAAAGAATATTAAATAAACTATTAACCGAATGTGATTATTTTGAGTTTTTATCTGAGGAAGCACCAATAGTGTACAATAGTTTAAAACAAAAATTAAAATACTTTACACCTGCGTTCCACTCAATGACACCAGAAGGTTTAAACGCTAGATTAACCTTCCTACAACAGTGCATGAGACCAGGTGATACTATTCTTAAAAACAATGGTGAGGCTAATTGTGACGCTAAAAACACGGCATTTGGTAGACCACCAGTCTGTGTTCTAAGAATCGGTGATTTTTACCACACCAAGATAATTATAAACAATTTAAACATATCTTACGATCCATTAGTATGGGACTTAAACCCAGAAGGTATTGGTGTACAACCAATGTTAGCTAAAGTACAGTTAAGTTTTAAATATATTGGCGGTCAAGGTTTAAGAAGATATGTTGATGAATTGCAAAATGCATTATCGTTTAACTATTATGCGAATGCTGATGTTTATGATGAAAGAACTTTTGCGAACACAGATAGAAGAGAAAGAGATTTGATAAATCTTGAACAAGATTTCTTTGCACAAAATTCATTGGATTTAATTCCGATTGTTAATAGGGCGGAATTAATCACGCCATTAGAACCAACGTTAGATTTACCAGCTGGAACAGTTGGTGTTATGAGTAAAAGATTGGTCCCTAAGTTGGCTGGTGGTACATACTACAATTCATTAGTTGCGGCAACAGTTTATGAAAATAGATTTTACCCAGCTGAAGCCTGTGTTATATATCAAGGCCAATATTATGTTAGAAAAGATACCAACTCTGGTCAAATATTCTTACCAACTGACACTAATAATTGGACAGCTGTTGACCATTCAAATTTTGGTGAATTTGCATTTAGACAAGAATATGGTAGAACCTATATCCAAAGATATGAGATAAACTATAAAAATATTTTTGGTGAGATGTATAAAACTTTTGGTGAGTATGTACATGCTTTAGTTTACGGTGAAGAAAAGGTACAATCAACGGTATACGATGATTACCAAGTACTTAAATCGATATTAAAAAGTAAAAACTACAACAAACCAATCTCAACAACTGGCGATACTATCCAATCAATGATAGACGCAATAACAGGTAATACAATACCAGTTGGCGCTGTTAGCGGTATGACATATTTTGAGATTTTTAATAAAGTCGCTGTTGATAAGAAATATATTGAAGTTAATGATGTGTTTAAAAAACACCCATTATTCTTGGATAGAAATAACAACAAACCAGAACAATTTGAGGCGTTGAAGTTGAATTTACATCCACAGGAGTATATGTTTAAGGTTGGTAATGGTTTGGGTATTCCATATGCTTTTAACGCTTTAACTGGTGCCACTAATAACGGTAGAAGTGATAAGTTTTTCCCTGGTTCATTCACCGATGGGTTCACTAGTTATTTTGAAGGTGTTTCAGAGACTGGAGGTATCTTCTTTAAAGATTCAGCAACATCATTAAGAACATATAATGAAATAATGGAGAACTTCTCAAAAGAGTTCAAAACTAAACTACGATTAAATTTATTACCTATTTGGGATAATAAATACGATAAAGATTTAAAGGTATTTAAAAATTATTATTCTAAGTTGGATAATGGACATAGAATAATTATTAGATCATATCTAACATCCTTATTTGATTCATATTATAATGAACTTAAGAGTGCAGATGAGGAAATGAGTAATGTTATAAATGATAAAATAGCTAAACTTAGTGTGATATTGGCTGGTTTATCTTTACCATTATATGGTTATGACGCTAGAAAAGTTGATGAGAGCAGAGTTCAATTATATGAGGTAATACCTAATGCTAAGAAATTAGGTGTTAAAGGTACCGATCTATTTGGTTACGAACCATATACGCATTATAAGAAATTAGGTTATGCGGGTGGAGACGTATTGGCGTTTTCTGATATTAAAACAATATATGATGATGTTGAAAACGGTTGGGATGGTCAAACATCACCATCTTTCTCAGACTATGTTGGTATGGGTAATGGTTTATATTTCTTTAAACAACTCACAAATATGAGTTATACTGGAACAACAACGGGTGAAACAACATCAGTTATGAAAGAGTATGAAAGAAATATGACCGCAATCGCAACTAAAGCGTTTAATTTCCCAGCACTTGAAAATATGCCTAATTTATATAATTTTGAAAACTTATTACCTAAGGCCAAAGCTTTTTCAAATTTAAGTGCTGTAATTAATTTTGGTACTGGTGATTATTATTTCAATACGGCTTATTCGTTTAATCCGTTAGAATTTGGTAATACCGCAACCGAAAGAACGCTTGAAACTACAGCGGATAATTTAGTTACTAGGACAGCTAGTGGTGACATAGTGTCAACATTAAATAATAGTTATATTGACAATGACTATGGTATGAAATATACCTGGGAGAAAATTAATTATGAGATATTAGATTTTAGTAATAAGACGTTAGATTTAATGTTATCAGATTCATTAGAAATAAAAACTAATGACGTTGATTTATTATATACACCTAATCTTGAGTTTGACGTACAATTAGATTCTTTAACTGGTGTAACTATAGGG